ATAATATATAACTGTTTCATAAAAATTAGATAACCTCTAAGGGTTTAGTCCATGATTTAATCATTGCGTATACGTGAACTTCATAATACTTGACATTAGAATCATTACGAAGTTGCTCTTCTAATGTTTGAACATCTTTAAAATCCTCGCAGAGAAAAAACTCTTGAGTATGATCATTTTTAAAGCAAAGAATAGTATAGGAACTCATAGACACTTAAGACAAATTTATTATAAAGCAGTTCGTTATTACATTTGAATTAGTTCAATATCATACCGCTTTGCTATCTCTAAAACTTGAAAATAGTCATGGTAGTCATCTTGAAAGATGACCTTTTTTATTCCGAACATTGCAATGTCTATTATACAATGCTGACATGGAGACAGCGTAACAGCTATTAGTTTCGCTTCGCCGGGCTTGCAGTAACGAAGAGCTGATCTCTCTGCATGAGATACAAACGGACGCCTAGCGTCTCTATCAGACCAATCTATATCATAACCTGGAGGAGATCCATTATACCCTAATCCAGCAACACTATTATCGTGTCTTAATACACAAGCGCCGCATTTAATATATGGATCTTCTGATCTTAAGCTAGCTGTATTAGCTAGCAGCAAGGCGTATTCTTCCCAGGATGGTCTACTCATATATAATGATTTTATAAATTAACGTCTGATACACCTTCAATATAGTCTATCCTTATATTATCTCCAGTTGTTTGATCAAAGGTTCCAGCAGAAGCCTTTAAAAAGAGAGTAACGGGTGTACTCATACTACCTAGATAAAAGGTACCTCCACCTAATAATGATATTGTTCTGTGTAATGAAATATTAGAAGCAACCCAGAACTCATTATTTCTTATTACGGCGTTCTGTACAGCGGTAAATAATATGTTATAGTCGAAACTTGCGTTTTGCCCGGAATTCTGCTTATATGTATTAACAAATTTATTACTACATATAGCTATCTTACTATACTTAAGGGTTATCATGTTTGCATCTATCCAGTTTGTATGTGCCGAGACCGGTATAGTTGCAGTATTGAAGCCTGTTGAGTTAACAGGAATAGTGAAGTATCTCTTTTCACTCGTATCGCCTCCAGGGTCACCGGTTGCATCAACTAGTGTGATATTATGATAACCTGATAAAGTTTGCCATTCTGCTGATGGAGTGTAGGTTCCGCCTAGTCCTGATAAACCGGAAATGAATACAGCTTTACCGTTATACACATCATCTCCAAATCCCGGAGAAAGAATTTTAATACGAGTAGGAGAACCTGGTATAATCTGTTCTATATTCCTTCTCATACCTGAAATATTGACACCAGCTGTTCCTACATTAGTTAGTTGGTTGGTTTTTATGGTTATGTCTTCGCCGCTATTTTTAATATTAATACCCCAGCTACTTTGATTTGGGTTGGCAGCACATACATTAGTAGTTAAAGTGTTACCTACAACGTTACAGCTTCTAGTATTATTTAGAGAAATAAATTGTGACTGATTGCCAGACATACCTTCTATATGGTTGCCTTGAACTAAGGTTGGAGCTCTATTTACTGGGCCGTTAACTATCTCTATTCCAGCAAAGAAGGGACCTATTACTGTATTGTTTACGACGTGTACTGACCCTGTACCCTTTGTACGGATACCTGTCTTGGTACTTACTGCGGTCGGTGCGTATACATTATTGAATGCTACTTTATTGCTCCTACCACCAGATAAGGCATGTATTAAAGCACTAGGAGAGCCTGTATCATTATTGGTAAATTCGATACCTACAGCACCGACTCCTGATACCTCATTATTAATTATATGTGCATAATTACAGTTTTGACCAACATATATATTGTTAAATCCACAATTATGTATTTGTCCAGGGTCTCTAGAAGCAACGGTATTTTTATTTATAAGTAAATTATCTATATTACCAGTAAGATATATTCCTAAGTACGCCCATGCGTGTATATTGTTGTACTGTATCCTTATATTACTGTTATAAGGTCTATTAACAGCATTACTAAAAGTTGCATATATACCAGAACCCACATTGTAAATATTATTGTCCTCAATAATAATATTATCGATAGCTGTGGTTACAGTAGGTTGAGAGAGTCTAATAGCGACGTAACCAGCATCACTATTTAAATTTAATGGCTGATTTGCTGTAAGGTTAAGGTTGCGTATTTCGCAGTTTGATGTTCTTACATCAATTATAGTAGGGTTACCTGAAGGATAGGGAAGGATGATACCACCATTATTAGCGCCTATTAATTTAGTGCCAGATACAGTAAGATTTATGGTATTATTAATTGTAATCATCTCTGTTACGTTAATAGTACCTCCTAGAAGCACAGCTGCTGAGAGCTCAGCATAAGTACCAACTCTTCTCTCAATTGGAGTTTTTACTAGTGAGCCTCTTATTACACCGTTTACATTTTTAAATGTAAATATATCTGTCTCAGTAGACTTAGCTTGTGTAGGGTAGAATCCGCTCTCCCAAACTATACTAGCAGGCCATGTTATTGACCATGTGTTGGTTGAGTTAACTACTACAGTAATGGTTTGTCCTGGTAAAGTATTAGTAAATGCAAAGGTTGTGTCACTGCCAATAGTCTTGTAGAAACTATTTGATGTTGACCAATCTATGGTAGATGCACCTACTGATAGATCTCTGCTTACAATTCTTGCAGCAGATAAGGTGCCTATGACTGAAGCATTACCAAATTTACTAACGTTAAAATAACTTGTACCATTTAGCTGCAAGTCTAAAAATTTGCTATTCTGTCCAGAGCCTGAGCTAAAAACATTTAATTTAATAGCAGTAGCATCTACTGAGCCAGAGTTCCAGTTATGATAGATATTTAAAGCAGCTCCTGATAAACCTTGTGCTGTAGTGGTGTCATAAATATCAAGCTTAGATGTTGGGAGAGATGTACCTATGCCGACATTACCTTGAGCATTTACATTAAATTTACTAGATTCTGATACCCTTAAATCTATTAGTTTGCTAGCTGACCCCGAGCTGGTATTGGTTATATTTAACTTTAAAGCTACCGGCGATCCAGTTGTGTTCCATGCTTGAGCTAAATAAATACCTGATCCCTCCAAGTTACCGCTGTTTGCTAAAGTATTATCGAATATCTCTAGTTTAGAATCCGGGCTAATTCGACTTATACCTATATTGCCATTGTTTAATACAGATAGCCTCGAAATATTATTAGTCTTAAAGAATAGGTCATTATTGTCTAAAGTACCTATAAATAGATCTGATCCCTTCGTATTTCCTCCATCTAAAATCCAGTTAGCTGAGTTTGTTGCAACAGTAGTTAAGTTACTGTCCCATCGCGCTGAGTTAGCCTTAACTAAGGTTGTACTATCGTTCCAGTAACCTGAGTTTGTTGTAACTGTAGTTGAATTAGTATTCCAGGTCGGACTATTGATAGATATAATATTGGAAGTATTGTTCCAAGTATTACTATTACCACCAGCCGCATATACAACCCCGTCTGCAGTAATATTACCAGTTGCAGAAAGATTACCTGCTATGCTACCAGAGAACTCCGCTATAATCTTTGTTGTGCCTTTATATAAAGAGCTATTGGCTCCAACTCCCTCATTAACTACATAAAGAGTATTAGGATCTTTGGTTAGAGCATTATAATTAGCTCTCGTTATATCTATTATCTCTTTTAAAGTATTACTACCTATAGCGCTAAGTGACGCTCGTATAGAATCTATTACACTATCACTTGCCGTTGTTAACTCAATAGCCATACCTTTATTTATGTATGGCTATTGAGTTAATCTTAATTTAACTTCTTAATTTTACAAGAAGCTAACTCCCTGCTTATTAAGCAGTCGACCGAAGGCACGGGTATTGATTGGCTCCCATACGTCTTTGTTATTATGCCGATTACATACTAGAGTCTGATTTCCAAGTAGCTGCAATTTACCAGTCTCATCACGATAGACAGTTACGTTGAAGATCTTAGGGTTTTTGATTTGATTGCGGTTGTTTAGCCAGTTTGTATCGCGTTTCATATGTTTTTTATTGTTATTGGTTTGTTAATTGAAAACTAAATTATAAATCTCTTCTTGTTTATTATATGCCTCTATCTCCCATGGCAACTTGTAATATGCAGATGTTTTACTTGATGCTTCAGGCCATTTTTTACCTTTCCAGTAAAAATATTTCTCATCGCTGTACAGAGTACCGATATAGTATTGCTCTGCGTGTACAAGTTCATGACAAATAGTTAGTAGGCCGTCGTCTATATTTCCTTTACGTATATCAATCTCTGCAATATTAGCATCGCCATTATACCTACCTACGATATGTGGTGATCTAATAGGTTTTAGAGCTATGCTAATATCTAATGGTAATTCTAATATTTCACTAAATCTATGTTTAACCTTTTCTAATTTTTCCTCGTATTCACGAGCAATTGCTAAGTAACTTTTAAGATATCCATACTTTATAGAAGTTGATAAATTAATATCCATTAAAGAATTATTTTGAAAAAATGTGTTCTTTGTTTTGAATTTTATACCAGTCTCTTAAGACTTCTTCCTCTTTTACTGTTTCTTGTTTGTATAAGAACATCTCATAATCTGTCATCTTATACTTTCTAGCAAACGCTTTGTCGCTTTCTGAAAGGATTAACTTCATACCTTATTATATGAAAGTTCGTTAACTAATCTACTCTTTTTTGCGTTTACTTTTTTTCCACCAGTCGCAATAAGCGTTTGGTTTAATCTTACCAGCAACTGCAGAACAACCGTCAGGAGCTCTCCACATAGTGCACTCATCACACCTCTTACCGTCAACGGTCCTTTCTACATAATTTGCTTCAGATTTCGGATGTTTTTGTTTAGCTTTCTCAAGCAACATTTCTACAATTTCTGCAAGATCACTAAAGTCAACTTTCATAAAAATTATTTATACGATACTTGTTTAGGTTCTCCAGTACGTGGACAAATAGTTTTGGAGAGCTCCTGCGCGTTATTTATTATTTCGTTTATTTGAGATATCCCTTGTTGTATTTTAGCTCCTCTTTGTCCCGGCTCAAAATCAACATAGCATCTTAGAGAATCCCACTTCTCTTTAATTTGTTCTACTTTGACTTCTATGCCTGTTTCATTTACAATATTTTGAATTTTATCAAGCATTTCCTGAACTATATAAAACCAGCCGTTGCCATGATCGAAACCAAAAGCGAAGCAGGTTTTATCTACATCTCCTCTATACCTAGAAAGTATCTCCGGGTGCTTTTCTACTAATTTTAATTCTAGGTCGCTTGTCATATAGTTTACTTAGTCTTTAGATTATACTTAAGATCTCATCAGACTTATTAATAGCTAATTCGTCACTAGTATTGTATGCAATAAGTTTATCTTCTTCTAGGATATCAATAATATTAGCAGACCCTTGCTTGTTTAAACTATGAACTGCATACTTAGGAAGATCTATACCTTCGTTTATACACTTAGCCTTTAGGTAAATCGCACAATCCCGTCCGGTCCTTTCCTTTACTTTACTATAATTGTACTCTGTTTTATTGCTAAGACTTAGGACACATTCATAGGAAGCAGACCTATCAAGGTCATGATCAAACGAGATAAAATCATATGTTTTCTCGTCTAATGCTTTTTTGAATTGTTCAAAATCCCTTACAATCTCCCATTCATAAGATGTATAATCAATATTCATCCAGCATACATCACGCGGCCACCTTTGATCATCAAGAAATAGATTCTTTTGATTCTTTTTAAAGATTACATCGTAGTTGGAATTGTACTTATTAGTATCAACTTTACGTGGAAAAGATCCTTTACCACCACTCCATTCGCCTTTCATATGTATTATTTTAGTTCTTGGTTTAATTCTCGTTCTATACGGTCGTCATAATCACTACACGAACCGTCATAGGGAAATTTACGATTAAAGAGATAATCAAAAAGTACGTCTTGACCTACATCTGATTCCGGCTCTTTGAGAAGAGCTTTACACTTCTCAAAAATTTCATCATCTTCTTTTGCGTGTCTTGTAATAATTTCTCGCGCTTCATCAAGAATTTTTCTGGATACTTCATTTTCAATCATACTTTATTATAACAGTTAAATTACTACTATCCAGATATATTTTTTGAAAAGTTCTTAACTACAGAGCGCGCTCCGTTAGGAGTAAAGTACTTTTTATTTTCATTCCAAGAATCAGAGGTATGAATTTCAATCATAGAAGTACATTTATCCAAGTAAACCATTCGAGCTTTTAAGGGTCGATATGGAATATTTTTAGCACAAGATAAGCACTTAGTTAATCCAAACTCGATGCGAGCTGGCTCGACAGGTTTTCCACAGTAACAAATCATAGTAGTAAATACTTTACACCTTATGATATAGTAGTTCGTTATTTGGTAGTTCTGAATTTAGCAGGGGAAGGTATTTTACCAGTAAGTTTTAGCTCATTACTCTTATCAGATTCATCATAATCATTATATGCAGCGACAGCATATGTACCTTCATAAGGAGACTGAATAGCAAATTCTAAAGCAGGCGCCTTTACATCTCCAATCTTGACCCAACTCACATCAGTACCGTTTTGTACTTTCTTATAAATATAAAATCCTTTAACGTCTACGTTTGTAACAAAATCATAATCCCATGCTGTTCGGACTGAAGTTACTTTGACTTGTGCAGCTACATCACAGCCTGCAACTAGAAGTATGGAGGATAGGAGTAGAGTTATACTAGCTAGTTTAAGTTTCATTATAATATTTTTTTAATTTGATCTATTGCTTCTGTAGGCTTTTTCTCAAAATATTTGCCTAATTTAACAAGACCACCGATAACCTCAGGAGATATAACACCAATTATGCCATATGACATTGCTTTGTATATACTAGATATATCTGTCTGCTCGAGTATAAACCACGCAATAGTAGAAGATAGAGCAGCAGCAATAATTTTTTTAACCTGATCAATTATTGTATGCTTGTTAGCAGAAGCAAACAAGCGCGCTGTCATAGCCAAAGATCCTAACAAAGTAACAAGCCAACCACCGTTGATAAATTCTCTTATTAATGTTTTTTCATCTTCGATCATGTTAGTATTTATATCTCAAGCGATTATAAGTTAAATTTTTAACTCTCGCTTGAGATACAACAACTTAGCTATTCTGCAACGACCAATCCATAATCTCGTAATGAAAGTTCTTCTCACTTAGGTCTTCATTTACACTAATATAAGCGACAGGATCTACATCACCTTTTTGAAAGACTGTGATCTTATTGCTATCTTTATCGTACACAAACCAATTATTTCCAATTTGTCCTTCTAGCATTTTATTTATTTATGTTATTCTGTTTTTTTATTCACGTGTTGTTCTCATATACTATATGAGTTCGTTAAAGTTTGCAAGTTTTAATTCCATTATTTTTTTATCTATATTTTTATAGCTTTTGTATATTTGGCAGACCTCTTTTGCTAATTTTTCATATGTACGAGCATCTTTCTCTTCAGCAGAATTATAATAAACATAATACTTATTATCATACTCTTCAAACTCTATTTTAAAATGTTTGGTCTGTATATAGTGTCTGAGCTCGTGTAAGAGAGTCTTTACTGTCTGTAATAGTGTTTTATTTGACTTTAAATCTAAACCAATCATGCCGTCATCAGAACAAAAGTAAGAATAATCAAACCTTGTCTTATGAACTTTTAGTACAACTCTTTTATTAGGGAGGAAGAATCTACTAATTATAAAGGATAGAAGATCGAAATCTAATTTAGTATCCTTTATAATACCTGCTGAAGGTATTAGCTTTATCATTTATTTTAAACATTACTCAGTATATATTTTAATGATTCTAGTTCTGTGTTTACCTTATAGTCAGGTAAGAGCCTCTCTAATTTATCTGTAGAAAGTATACAATTGGATCTTGGCGCCTTTTGACCTAATTCTCTAGTAATTTGTACTAAACTAGAATCTCTACCTTCTGGTAATTTACCATAATCTTCTACAAGGCTAATAATTTGCGTTGGTAGTAGAGGCTCCTTACTAGTAAAGTTTAATATACCAAAGTAATTAGGTCTAAAACTATTGTCAATAAAGTAGTATAAGAAGCTACTAAGATCATGAAGTGATGTTCTAGAATTTACTACGTCTAAAAGTTTATTAAATTTTAAGATCTTATTTAGATAGCTACGCTCATTAACTAATGAGCAGTAGGGCATACGAATTCGAACAGTCATTCCATAGTCGCCTGCTAGGGTCTCATAGGCGTGTTTTGATTTGGAATAGAAAGAAGACTCGTTAAAGAGTCCAAAATTTGGAGTATCTTCCTCTGTAAACCGTTTACTATACCCGCTGTATACACAACCAGATGATAAGTGAATATAATTAACGCGTTTAGACCTACAAGCTCTATTTGTGTTAACAGGACCTTGTGTGTTAAAGAACCAACACTGATCTTTTAGTTCTTCTGCTTGGTCAATATTAGGTATCCCAGTAAATCCTGAACAGTTAATTACATAGGATGGTTTTTCAAATAAGAGATAGTTACTAAAGATATAATAATCATTATAATTAATATCTGTCTTACTTAGTAATTTAACTTTTAGTCCTTTGTCTTTTAAGTAGTTATATAAAAACGTACCTATATAACCTTTACCTAATATTAGTATGTTATTCATTGTAATTTTATTTTATCTCAGTATGCATACCTTTTAGTTTGGTATAATACTTTGGGTCTTCTGCTAAGTGCTGCTTAGCTATAGTTATTGCAATAGTCTTATATGGTGTGTGCTCTAGTTCTACTTTAATACCTAATTGTAGTTCTTCTGGATCGTATTCTATAGTAGGGTCAATAGGTTTAAAGAAGGATTTAAAAGCTTTCATACACCTATTTAATAATTCTCATTAATATACTCCACAATATCATTATAGCTACTGGTATCGTTTTCTGAAATCGCTTCTTCTACATTCTTTTTAAAGTCTTCTGACATTTCACACAACACTTCGTCCTCTAAATCAATTTCAAGTAACGTAGAAATATTATCTAAATTCTCATAAATCAAATTAATATGATGTTCTAATTTCTTTAGTATAGCTGATTTTTTCATTTTATACTAAGTATATATTCATTTAATATTAAAGTTTGCTATTTACTTGAAAATGTTTTAGGAGGTTTATTACATCTGTCTTAAGATAGTTACAATGAATAGGTTTGAAGTTTGATTCGTCAAGGTAAAATACAACTAGTTTAGAGCATTTTTTACCAGTTAGCTCTTCATGCATATATGCATATACGGATAGCTGTAAAGCGTATGTATTAAACTCACAATAAGATAAGTGAGCAATAGGGTCTTTGTGTACCTCGTTGTAAGGACTGGTGAAGCTAAATCTTTTATTAGTTTTAAAGTCACCTACAGTAAAGAAATCACCATGATCAAAAATTAAATCAGCAGTACCAGCTAATTTAAACTCATGATTATAAAGTAGTTTCTCACTACTAAAAGTCTTAAACTTATCAATACTAGTGCTCACGACATTGTCATATGACCTGTATAACCATCTATAGTCACTTTGAATCTCTCCTACAGTAACATAATTCTCGAGTAGTTTATGAATATGACTTCCGCGATCTGTAGATTTTTTATTCTCTGCAGCCCAAGCCTCAAGAACCATTTCCTGCGGTACTCCCTCTCTCTTAGCTACCCTGAGAGAATGATATTCTTTATCAAATGGTTCTTTATATTTAGATAGCAGAGTTGTGGTAGATATATATCTATCATTCGTCTCAGTATTAGTGTATGTGTGAGAATCGCTATCAAATACAATCATAAAACAATTGTATTGTAGTTCGTTATAAAGTCAATTAGTAATATGTGCCGTAAATATCAGTATTGTTTGAATTCATATCCAATACATCGTTCTTGGAGCTCTCATCAATATCGCTATCATAGGTTTTATCTTTAATTACTAGTTGACTTGCAATCTCGTGTATTGTACCTTGCGTTGGGTCATAGTTTAAAGCACTGTGTGCAAGAGGCTCTTCATATACATTCCACTTGTAGTACTTACTGCCTTGTTTAAGTGTAACATAGCTAGTACTGTTGTAGAGTAATGTATTGTCAGTTGCTGGAACTACATCCTGAGCACCTGGTACAAATTCTATAGCAAGCCATGATAGGTTATAATTACCTACAGTCAGGTACATTTGACCATCAAGGTAGGTATATTGATTATAAATGCTACTAACCTCTGTTACCGGTCCCCAGTAAATCTTTATACCATTGACAGTAGTTGCAGCTATACTAACAAATTTATTCTCATAAACTTGATCATTGACAGGCTCTTGAGGAGCATTAGGTTCGAAGGAGAATTCATATCTCTTAGCTCTCAATCTATACACATAGTGACCCATAAGCGGGTTTAACGCAGATACATCTTGATCTACTCTTTCTGTAATCTCAAATACTTTAACACCTCTTCCATTTGGTCTATCACATCCAAGTGTAATAACTTCAATTAAGTCACCTGCTTTTGGTTCAATAGATTGATTAAAGCTAGCATAATTAACAGCCGGTGATAGAGTATCTGTAAAGGTTGTTATGTGTAAATATCCTGTTAAATCATCTCCTGCTGCATATCCAAATTTAGATAGACTTATAGAATTCTCAGATAACTCAATATACATCTGCAATGAATGTGGTCCATTAAACCTGCTCAATGCATGCTGACCGTATAAAGTATCTGCATTACTTAAATTAAAAGTATTGACGTAATAGTAAATAGGTACTCCATAGCTATTAATAAGATCCTTAAACGAGTTGTCATATATTAATTGCTCAGCTTGAAAGGTTTCCGGATTAAAAAACTGCGAACACGCTGGATTAGCATTCGCTGCAAAAATACTAGCCGGGTCACAATCTTGTCTCGTTGTATTACAGCTCATATGCGTTTTCTAAAAACTCCTGTGTTACCTAAAACATCTTCTGACATTTCAACCTCTACTGCAGAATTGCCTAAAACCTTAGTCTCACCTGGACTAAATGTAATATCATATTTGGCGAGTAGAGCCATTAGTGGTTGACCGGACAACTTAAGCGATTGTGCCTTACCACTCACTATATTATCAACCACTGGATCTTTATGACTGTAAGTTTTATTAACAGTATTCTGATTAATTCTACTTAGAACTCTATTAGGGTCTTTACCGTTTGTCATCCTCGGATTAACAATTGGGTCACCTTTATAATATTCGATTATAAAATCTTTAAAAGCAATCATTATTATTATTTATACAAAAAAAGCCTAATGGCTTTCACCATTAGGCTTGTATTATTTCCTTTTATTTAGTTTATTGTTCGAAAGCTGATTTACCGGTTTTATGAGTACCAACTTTATTGCTTTTTCCGTCGTTGTATTTAGCATTAACACCAGTGTGGCCTAAATCACCGTCATTACCAACTTTATCGGTATATTTAGATGATGCAGCACCGGTTACAGGTTTTAGATTACCAACTTTATTGCTTTTTCCGTCATTGTATTTAGCATTAACACCAGCGTGACCTAATTCTTCTTCGTCTTCTTCGCCCATTTCCATTCCACCTTCTTCACCAAATTCGCCTTCACCTTCATCACCGCCTTCATCTTCCATCTCACCCATATCGCCACCTAATACAGCTCCAAGAACCTCATGGAGTTTTTCAGCAGTTGCACGGTCAAGAGTGAAGGAAACTTCATCTCCTTCTCCTTCGCCGCCTAATTCGTCATCAGGGGTTACTTCATCAAGGCCAAGAGCATCGAGGTCATTACCCTCCTCTGCTTCATCACCATAAGGGCTACCAGATTGACCTCCCGGCATGCCGAAAGATTCTTTCATAACATTGGCGTATAGTCTGTCGAATACGGATTTTTGTCTCATAAAATTATTTAGGCTTTTGCGGGCTATTTTTCTACTTTCTTTCAAACTTTCTTCAACTTCTTCCTTAACACAATTATCTACAGTCTTACCACCTTTCTTCTTAGTCCCCATTTGTTTATAACCCTTCCAGCAAGCCTTTCCATCTACACCCTTCATTTTGCTCTCTTCATCTTCTTCTTTGTTTTGATTAGCTCTACACTGAGCACAATCGTCGCAATCACAACCTTCAGCTGCATGCTTACAACCTTCTTCGTCTTCTTCTGATAGGTTATTAATGTTATAAAAATTCTCTAATTCTTTTCCTTTTCCCTTACCTTTCAAAGTTCTTCTATCAATTACTTTATTACTAAATCCTGACTTTTCAAGAGGACCTCCAGCCTGTAAAGGAGCATCACCAATCTCGTTTACACCTTCGTTAACCGTCTTTACTTTATTAAGGATACTACCATAAACATCACCTAGCAAATTAAATTCTTTACTTTTAGATTTCGACATATAACTATTTATACAAAATGTCCTCTAATATTACTAAAAATGAATACTATTTAGGAAATCCTAATTTACCTAACAAACACTGGAAAGGTGAATATACAAAGGACATGGTACACCATCTCAAAAAGAGTAAGGCTAATCTCTTACACTTTGCAGAGAACTTTTTCTATATTATCGATCCTGATGAAGGTAAGGTTGTAATCGAACTATTTCCTTTTCAGAAAAAAATGCTACGTACTCTAAGAGACAATAGAAATGTTATCTTATTAGCGTCACGACAGGTAGGTAAGACAACCATGCTATCAATTTACGCTTTATGGGTTGCTTGCTTTAATGACTATCAGAATATTATTATAGTAGCAAATAAAGAAGCGACTGCAATTGAAATCTTTAGAAGAGTTAGGCTAGCATATGAAGAGTTACCAAACTGGTTAAAGCCTGGTGTTAAAGAATACGGTAAGACATCTTGCGAATTTGAAAACGGTTCCCGTATCGGTATTAGCACTACAACTGGATCTGCTGCTCGAGGCGCTTCTATTAACTGTCTAATTGTTGACGAAATGGGCTTCGTAGAACCTCAGTCTATCTTAGAGGACTTTTGGAGATCGGTGTTTCCAACCATTTCACGCTCTAAAAAGTCTAAAGTGCTAATAGCATCTACCCCTAACGGTACTGGTAATCTATTTCATAGACTATATGACGGAGCTGAGAAAGGAGATAACGGGTTTGTTTATGAGAGAGTTATATGGTCAGATGTACCAGGTAGAGATGAAAACTGGAAGCAGGAACAGGTAAAGGCGCTTGGTAGTATGGAGTCTTTTCTTCAAGAGTTTGAGTGTCAATTTTTATCAACTGGTGACTCATCTATTGATGAAGGTCTATTTTACGATCTATCTCAATCATGCTGTGATCCAAAGATCATTCTAGACGAAGGTCATTATAGAATATGGGAAGAACCAGATCCAGATAAATTATATGTAGTAGGTGTTGATATTTCAGAAGGTGTTGGTATTGATGCTAGTGTAATACAGATACTTGATATAACTGATTTAAAAGCTATTAAGCAAGTAGCTGTATATCATAATAGAATGATAGCACCTCTCGAATTTACAAATAAGTTACATTCTATCTTAAGAAACTGGGGTAGTCCTCTGGCTTTAATTGAGCGTAATAATTGTGGCGCTCAGGTTGTAGATAGATTAGTTTATGACATAGGTTATGAGAAGGTGGTTTCATATGGTGCAAAAGTTGCTAATCGAGATAAAACTCAAATGGGTATGATTGCTCATACTAACACCAAATACAAAGGTGTTATGAATATGAGATATTTTGTAAATGAAGTGAGAAGCGTTGAATTTAAAGATATAGATACACTTAAAGAGTTAAAAGACTTTGTTAGACATCCTAATGGTGTATGGAAAGCAAGAGGTACAACTCATGACGATCGAGTAATGTCCTTGATATATGCTCTGTTTATTCTCGAGAAAGAAATAACTGAAAGATTTTTTGATATATTAGAGCTAGACGCTTATGGTAAACCATCTGCTATAGAACCTATGGATTTTGGCTTAAAGATGTTTGAAGACCCTACCTCTATATATCTGGATAACGAGATTGCAGGTAGTAGTACTGCTGGCCTTGGAGCTGTAGTGTTCGGTATGGAAGATACAGAAGACACAAGTGACTTAGATGATCTACTATCAACTGGTTGGGTTCAACTAGGTTAATTCTAAATATAAATATGTCTTCTAACTTTTACCAGCAGTCAACACTTAACAAGTCTCGTGCAGATAAATTTCGCATGGTATTTAACATACCTGCTGCTCTACGTAAAATAAACAAAAAGCATGAAAGATCAAATTCCACTATAAAGGAAGACTCAATGCAGTTATCCGTGTACGGAACAATTGTACCAGAGATTGTTGTACCGGCTTTAGAGATAAGATATACCGGTAGTACACTTTATAATTCATCTCATTCTAAAAGTCCATATCCTCCTGTAACTGTTAATTTTACTATAGATAATGAATATAATAACTACTGGGTTATATACAAGTGGTTAAATCTATTACACGACGAAAAATCTGGTACCTTTGATAAAACTAATCTTATAGATGATGATGTATTTCTTGACTATCAATCCAATATATCTATCTATGGGTTAGATGAATTTGAAAATAATAGAATTAAATTTACCTACACAAAAGCTTTTCCAACAGCCATTGGTGGTATAACATACAACTATAGAGACGGGTTAGAGATACAATCGTCATTTACATTCGTCTACTCTCAGTTACATACCGAACTTTTAAATACATAAAATTAAAAAAAGGGCAGCAAAACTATAAATATTTGTATGTCAAAACGAATAATACAATCGCCCGGCGTGGAGATAATTGAAAAAGATCTCTCCGCTAGAGTACCTACACCACCAAGCACCACAATATACGCCACAGGCTTTAGTGATCAAGGCCCAGTTGATGAAATTGTTCAAGTATCCAGCATCGAAGAATTCGAAGGTATATATGGCTTACCTAAGACACCAGCTGAAAGATATTTTTACCACACTGTAAAGGCTTGTGCTGGTCCTCAATCTAGACTTTTAGTTAATAGATTGCCATATGGACCTACAACCGGTGACGGGTTCGGTTCTTATATTTCGGTCTTGGCTTACCCTGCCGCTGTTACAAAAACAGAAGGATCCAATTTTACAGTTCTATCAGGTGGCAGCTCCTACACCGACAGCAACACTCTTTCAAGTAATCTTAACTACTTCGTTGGAGCGCCTCGTCAGTTTACATTAACTCAGACTGAGTATGGCAAGCTTCTTGATGGTTCTCTCTTTACATGGAGTGACGCTTCAAGTGCATTTGCTGCACCTTCTGCCCTTAATACACCAGCTGCCTTCTTTGCAGGAGCTGCTTTCCTTGTAGTTAATAAAGGACAATCAACTATTAACAATCAAGGTCATGGTTACTATATAGGTGTTGTAGACAACACTGCAGTTAATCCTGCTAGTGCATATAACTCAATACTTGAAGTATATACAACTTCATTATCAGGAGGCCTTGGCGGCATAGGTAAAGCAGCACTTACAAAAATTCCTTCAACTCGCTTAGATTTTACTCTTTCTGCTGATCCTGGCAATATACAGAATAGCATATCTCAAATATTAGAAGAGAAAGTTGTACCATACGATATCAATTCCAGATTCTTTGATGATACTATTAATCTCGGGGTATTTAAATTACGTCAGTCTGTATTCTCTAATGGTGTAGATAATAATGCTCTAAATTATGTCTTCGAAGAAGCTTATAACGGATCTATTGGATTTAATCGTACTCGTCCTGATAACGATGGGCCTCCAACCAACTTCTTCTTAGAAAACGTTGAAGCCGGTTCACGTAATATTGAAATCTTAGTTAACCCGTATATATCTAATCTAAATTCTGTTGTACCTCTTAATCCAGACGGAACTCCAAAGAAAAAGATCAGAGTACTTTCCCAACAACTTACATCATTTGCTGCCGCTAATGCCGCTAATGCCGCCGTTGTTGGCGCATCAGCTACTCAACTTAATGGCATGGTAGCTGCAATGGGTTCTACAGATGCTCTATTCCCTCTTGGAGCTTATACCGACGGTAATAACGTAGGTAAAATCATTGGTGAAGTTCCGGATAAAGTAGATAGAGCTCTTGAAGGTGTACGTAACGCAGAAATTTATAATATTGATATTCTTGTAGAAGGTGGTCTCGGCACTATATATACTACTACAAGAAGTAATGGTATTAATTCTTTCAACGATACCGATTCTGTAGCAGCTATCAATAGCTTACGCACAGCATCAGATTTAGGCGTTACTACTGCACGTGACTTTTACACTTCAGTGTTTAATAAATTTGCTATCTTTGCTGGGCCACCTAAAGACGGTGGCCGAGGTGATATGATATTCATAGCAGATCCATTAAGACAGATCTTAGTCACAGGTAAGGAGACCAAGATATTATCCGATAAGACTAAAATCTTCACAAGAGATGTTTACTGGGCTCTACGACATCAGTTTGAATTAGTCAACACATCGTACGCTGCAGTCTACGCTAACTACTTGAAAGTATTAGATAATGCAAGTGGAGTATTTGTTTACGTACCGCCATCCGGCTTCGTCGCTGCTAAAATGGTATCAACTGATTCTGAAGTTGGGCCATGGAATGCACCAGCAGGTCTTAATAGAGGTGTTATTACTAATGCTGTTGACGTAGCTATTGCTCCTAATCAACATCAACGCGATAGCTTATATCAAATTAATCTAAATCCGATTGCTACTTTCGCTGATCAAGGCATTGTTGTATTCGGTCAAAAGACTCTTCTAAGAAAGCCAAGTGCATTCGATAGAGTTAATGTTCGCAGAACATTCCTATACCTAGAAAAAGCTACTAAATCAGTAATGAATTTCTTCGTATTCGAGAATAACACTGTATTCACTCGCTCACGCGTACTTAATACCTTAATTCCTTACTTTGAGAGAGTTAAAGCTGCTGACGGTTTATATGACTTCTTAATCGTCTGCGATGAAAGAAACAATACACCAGAAGTTATTGACAATAACGAGTTAATTGTAGACATCTACTTAAAACCTGCCAGAACAGCAGAGTTTATTAGAGTTAACTTCTACGCTACAAGAACAGATGCTAATTTTGAAGAATTAGCTGGTAGCTAATACATAATCACATAAAATGAAAAATAGCAGCATTATATAATGCTGCTATTTTTTTGTAAAAAATACCCGTTGAGATATAAATAATAGTATGCCTATATCACAAGACATTCAAAAATTTTACAAAGTAGCTACTGATAGAGACTTTTCACGTGACTTCCTTTTTCGTGTGACTGGAATTCAACTAGAAGGTCTAAATGGACTAGAACCCGATGACCTTGTTTACGCTAAGGCAGCTGCCTTACCAGGACGGGCTATTGGTAACGTTCCAGTCCCATATATGGGACTGCCATTCAATGTGCCAGGTAGTGTTACATATCCCGGTTCTGATGCTTATAATTTAACATTTTTCCTTGATGAGAAAAGTTTGTTAAGGAGCTATTTTGAAAGTGGTTCACGTAATATATTCAATGATGTAACTTCGACGGGAGCCTATAAAACTCCTAATAGCGACTCCTATATTCTCTTATCACAACTCAGTAAAAACTTAGATCCAATCACTGAATATAAATTACATGGAGCGTCAATACGTACTATAAGTAATATCGAGTATAATATGTCAGCCGGTGTCGGAGCGACTGTTGATATAGGTGTAACAATTGCATATCACTTCTATACTTCAACAGAGGCTGGCTTTGGAGGTCCAACACAACGATAAGTGGCCGCATCTCCTACAAGTTCTAGATTAAATTTATTTCGAGACTGGAAGAATGATTTACCGTTAAAGTTTCTTTGGACGGTAAATTTTACAGCTCGAGGGACTAGAACTCTTGTAGATATAGGTAGGAATATAAATAGAGTACTCTCAAAGTACGAAAGATCATCCCCTAACTCGTGGAGAATAAATACTACGCAGTTAGCGGAGCAAAGTGAGAGTACTAATAATTTTGGGTTATTAGTAGCTCAAAATATAGCCTTTCCAAACGAGTCATTCGGTATATCTACTCAGAGTATCGGCAATATGGGAGGCTTTATTCAAGGTTATATAGGTAATGAGAGAAATCCTTATGGCAGTTCTAATAAGATAGATATAACCTTTCTTGAGACAAATATTGATATAGTGGATTATTTTATAAAGCCCTGGATTATTGCTAGCTCTCACAGAGGCTTAATTGAAGATGAAAATGGTGAAGAGGATATTAAGTGTAATATAACTGTTGTTTTATATACAAAAGATAAAAGCTCTTATAACGGAGAGTCAGCTGGTAAGCTTGAGCCTCGTAAACAGATTGATTTTTATAACGCTGTACCTTTTAACGTTGGAGGTGATGAAGTGAGTTATGGAGAGTTAACAGAGGGTGATTGGAAGAAGACAGTATCTTTTGCATTCTCACATTACGCTGTTAGTACTCCTGATACATGGATATCTAATAAGTAGACTATAAATTAGATATGCTTCAATTTTCAATACCGATCACTCTACCAAGTGGTTTAAGTGTTCGTGTACCAGAGTTACCAAACAAGTTATACTTAACTCTTATAAAATATTGTGAGAATAGAGATCTAGAAGGAATTAATAATTTCTTTATACAGTTTTTAAATATTCCAGCAGATCTAGATATAATAGATAGACTGTATCTATTGGTTTGTTATAGAATGATTTTTATAAGTGATAGTATTATATTTACTTCAGATGATGGTAAGAATTTAACATTTAGTTTAGAGCTCATTTTAGGAAAAATTGAGGGAATTACTAGAAATTATAATGAAAATATAGTAGTGGGTAGCGTTACAGTTAATGTTGGGTTACCTACAACGCTATATTACGAGGATGAAAACGATAAAATTAAAAATGTTATTAAATCTATACAAATAAAGGATATAAATATAGACTTTAATAAGTTACCAAATTGCGAGCGTGATAATATAATTAAAAGTCTGCCTTTAAAGGTAGCTATAAAGATACAAAATTATATTGAAAGAGTATTAAAAAATGTAGATGATATTATTTTAATAGATGGTAACGAAGAATTTAATATACAACAGTATAGTATAGACTTACTATCTAATAGCCCTATGTTATTTGTGTGCTCTCTTTACTCTCACAACTTGATTGACTACTTTGAGACACTTTATGGTTATGTTACAAAGATAAGCGCAGACCCAGAATTTCACAATAGTTTATCACCAGTTGAAACGAGAATTATGCTTAATATACACAATAAAGAAGTTGAAAAAGAAAATAAAGAGTTGAAAAACCAACAGCAGCAAATACAATAATCATATGAGTGAAGTTTTAAATATTTTAAAAGAATTACAAACCGTTGAAGATGATTCAGCGCTAGATATTTTAGTACCATCAGTAAATAAGGTTGTTAAATTTAAACCTTTATCCGTAAAGCAGCATCATGAAATCTTAAAATGCAGCATTGATGGCGTCACTGGAAGTATTAAACTAGCAATTATTCTTAATAAAATTATTATTGAGAATAGTTTAGAGTCGATTGATTTTACTGTTTATGATGCTGAGTGGATTCTCTTACAGTTAAGAAAGCATAGTTTTGGTAAGACTGTTACTATTGATGAAAAAGAATATAGCTTAGATGAGCTTACAAAAAATGTAACAGACTTTAAATATAGTCATACTGTCTCCTATAAAGGTGTAGATGTGTTGTTAACAGTACCTACTCTAAAATTAGACATTGAGGTTTCTGAAGCTTGTTTTAAGGATATTTCAAAGAGTGTTTCTGATGATACAAAAATATCAGAAACTATTAGTTCGATGCTATCTTATGAAATTATTAAGTTTATTAAAAGTATCTCTGTAAAAGACAGTATTATTAACTTCAGCGATATTACAACGGCGGAAAAGAAAAAACTTTTAGAGAGTGTGCCGCTTGCTATTAATAATAAAATAACAGAGTATATAGCGTCGTACAGAAAGAACGAGCAAACATCATATACATTTAGCGATGGAGCACTATTAACGATTGACGGTGACTTTTTGACTAGAGCTTAAATATATATGTGGCAGAAGAATCAGATATTTTTCCGATAGTTAAAATACTTGAAGACATAAATCAAGCAGATAAAGACTCTGCCTCTTCAAAATATATTAAGAAAGAAGAGATACCTGAGCAAGAGCCAACTTCATATATTGAGAATATTAGTAACGCTCTTGATATAATTATCAAGAGAATGGGTTCTATTGAAAAAGAACTTAAAGTAAGTAACGCAGAGCAGTCTAAAGATAAGCCTGACGAAACTTATGATTCAGCAATAAAGTATTCTGAGCTTAGTAAAAAGACTGTAGATACTAAGCAAAAACCTTCTACAAAGGAAGATAAATCTGAACCAAAAAAACTAAGCAGTACTCTTGCCGAAGTAGAGAAGCAAAGGTATAGGTCTATATTTGAAATTTTTAGTAGAACTGTAGAGGTTGGTAAATTTGCTAAAGATACTGCCACAGTTGTCACCCCAAAAGTTGTTGATAAAGACGCATCATTAACAGGTAAGTTTAGTAAAGCTATAGATAAGATATCATCTTTAGCTACGAAATATGGATTTCGCGCTGTTGGCGAAACTCCCTACGATTTTAAGGCTTTAGAAAAAACCGTAAAAGGTCAGAGTTTAAAAGTTATAAACTATAAACCTTATGAAAGAGAAAGCAATCGCATTTTAAAAGCTGATATTGTTAATAAAGCAGAAGTTAAAGTGCAGAGTGTTCCTCCAAAATCAATAGCACCTTCTACAACTTTAAATAAGATAGTTAATAATTTCAAAGAAGTAATACCTAAAATTATATCATTGCCTGTAGCTAATAAAGCAGTTGACAAGGCTGTAGATAAAGCTCCTAAAGCCGCTGTAGTAACACCTAATAATGTTACTAAGACTAATAATGTTACTAAGACTAATAATGTTACTAAGACTAATAATGTTACTAAGACTAATAATGTTACTAATAAAGTAAAGGAAATTTTATTAAAAACAGTAACATTACCTGCAGCTATTAATAAAGCCGTAGATAAGGTAAGAGATATAGATCCAAAGGAAGCTGTAGAACCTGTTAATTCGAGTAGAGTTAAAGATATAGCTAGATCCTTAAAAACGTTTATAGTTAATAATCAAACTATAAATAAAATTATAGGTAAATTACCTGGTACGGCTAAAGCAGTAGCTGAAATAGACAAAAATAAAGCACCTGAGACTGCTTTAGCACCTATTGTTGGTGAAGTAGTAAACAATAAAGCTCTTACAGCTCCTGTCAACGAAACAAAATTAGTAGTTAGCAATACAGTAACAGAGTCAGAAAAGCAAAAATATAAAATAATATTCGAAATTTTAGGTAGTGTCCTAGAGATAGGAAAATTTTCTAAAGGCCCTGAAGCTAACAGATTAAAGTTAGATACCACAGATAATAAAGTATTTAGCAAGACTCTACCTGCAACGGCAAAGGATGTTACCTCTAAGAAACTTGACTCGGGTAGCAAGCCTGAATCACGAGGTACCCCTATCGATATTGATAGCTTACTTAAAGGTCTTATAGGTCTTACACTAGCTTATGATCTTTTAAATAATAATTTTTCAGGTATAGTACAGTCGTTATATAGAACGGTAAAATCACTAGGTCCACTTGTATCAAGAACTCTATCTTTATTCAATAGAACAGTAGGTCCTGCTTTATCTTCTATTGGAACCAGAATAGGAGCAGCTGCATCTACAATTAAAGATGCCCTTAAAGGAAAAATAGATTCAATTCGCAAAACATTATCTAATGCAGCATCTTCAATTAGTAGAGTATTAGATTTAGAGTCTATATTTGGCAAATTGAAAGATAAAATTAAACCAGTGTTTGACGATGTTGTGTCTACTCTTGGTCAGGGGTTAATTAAATTAAAAGATAAATTTAAATCTGCTTTAGATGATACTATAACTACTCTTAGTCAAAGTATAAATAACGGATTAACTAGGATAGTTGAGGGTGCAAAGGGTATTTTATCTGCTGCAACAGATAAGGCTGCACAGCTCGCTAAAGCAGGTGCCTCAGCAGTTGCATCAGGCGCTAGTAAAGCTGCTTCAGCTGTTACATCAGTTGCTGGTAAGGGTGCTGAGCTAGCTAAAGCAGGTGCCTCAGCAGTGCGTTCAGGCGCTAGTAAGGTAATGTCTAGTGCACAAAGCGCCTTACCGTCTAGAGCTAATAAGGTAATTGATTTTATTAAGTCAGGTGCCGCCGCGGCTACATCTAGTGTCAGTAAGGGTGCCTCAGCAGTGCGTTCAGGCGCTAGTAAGGCTGCTTCTGCTGTGGTGGCGGGTGCTGGTAGAGCTGCTTCAGCAGTTAAGACTGCTGCTATAGAGCCTTTAAAGGCGTATCTCGCAGGTGTATTTTCTAGAGCGAGCGCAGAACTAGGTGGCCCAAGAGGGGTAATAAAGAAGCTAGCTAAAGCTTCCAAATTCGTAAGTACTAAATTACCTATAGTTGGACCTCTTACAGAGCTTTTCTTTGGTAGAGGTCAAATAGAGGAATATAAGAAAATGAGAGCAAGTAATCAGATAAAGTCTGATGACGAATTATATTTTCTAGCTGGCCAAAGATTAAGTCAAGGTATAGCTGGGTTACTTGGTGGTGCAGCTGGTGCTGCTGCTGCGAATCTATTTACAGGAGGAGCTGCTACCCTAGCAGGAGGTCTAGGTACTCTTGCTGGAGGTCTATTAGGTGATGCAGTAGGTAGATTAGGTGCTAAAGTAGTAACAGATCTCTTAATAAAGCCTGAATGGACTAGAGCTATAGGTAAACTTCTTGTAGATTCTCCTATTAAAGAAGAAGAGTTACAGGACTTCTTAGTTAAGGATAATAAGGTATATAAATTTAATGACAAAGATGAAGTTCTAGGCATGAAAGCTGGTGGAGCTATTAACAATTTAATATCAAGTATAATAGCAACCAAAGATAAGCAGTATAATGTAATTTCGAGCCAATTTAATAATATTAAAAAAATAATTAATGAGTTACCTATTAAGGCATCGAGACAGGTAGATAATATTAAAAAAATAATTCCTGAACTACCTAATATGTTTAAGAACGCAAAAGAGACTACAATTAAAGTTGTCAGAGAAGCGAGTAGTGCGGTATCTACTAGAGCTAGTAAAGTAGTTAATAATATAAAGGAGATAGTACCTAATATTAACTTAAAAGTCAACTCAATGCCAGCTACAGTTAAAAAGACTGTTGATCTTGCTTCTAGAGAAGTAAAAGATAGAGTATATAGCTTTAAAAACAAGAGTGAAGTATTAGGTAAGAAAGCAGAAAACTCTTTTAATAACCTTGTATCAAGTATTACTTCGACTAATGATAAGCAATTTAGCATAGCTACACGACAAGTAAAAGTATTAGAGGAGATTAGAGAAGGAATAAAAGCTCTAATAGCTAAGGAAACTAACAATATTAATAATAATTACAATAATACAACTGGAGGCAGAAAAAAAGAAACAAGACCATCTTTGACTCCATTTAATCTTAGGTCTGAGTTTGATTCCATGAACAATATAGCTACTATCTAAAATGGCAGGACCATACTACGCAACTACTACGGAAGAGACCTCTACATCAATACTTGGTGTTACTGTGCAGAATACTGACCCTCTTGTAAAGCTAGTCTCGACTGGCACCATTATTGATGTTGTCAGTGATTTTGCATGGACAATATCACCTCATAATCTAGCAGCGCTTAAAAAGGTACCTGTTATGTACTTGCAAGAAAGAGAACAATTACAAAACTCGTTAATATCTTCTGCATTATATTATATTAATGCTTTTAAAACAGGTATAAATAATCAAGAAACCCTCAGTACGCTGAAAACTAAGTTAGATTCCTTAATAGGTGCAATGTCACTAGGTCCAACCTATAATCTTACAGATAATTTCTTAGAAACATTATTAAACAAAATAAAAGCCGATACAGGTAGTGATGAAGGGTTATTAGATGATAAGTTAAAATCCTATATTGGTATATACCTAACAAAGCCAACTGGATTTAATTACTCTCTACCTTTCTTTAATGAGACTCCCTTAAGAGCAAAAAGCACTTGGAATTCTGACTCTGGTTTTTTAAGTGACGGTATTAAACAGAATATAGATTTAGCACAAAGCGGTGTAGAGCAAACAGCAGCTTTATTCAACATAACCCAGCCTGGAACTTTTATCGAAAAGCCGAAATATTTTCAATATAGTACTGAAGGTGAAAGTGTAACTGTTAGCTTTCCTCTATATAATACTGTTAAGAAGACAGATAAGCTCTCCTATCAGCAAAACTATGAATTTTTATGGATTCTAGCTTTTCAAAATAAACCTTTTAGAACTTCCTTCTCACGCATCTCACCTCCTAAGCTATACAACTTAACTATACCTGGACAAATTTATATGCCGTACAGCTATATTAGTAATATGGAAATTAACTTCCAAGGGACCCGACGTAATTTACCAGTCACTATTCCTCAATTATTAGGTGCAGCTGATTTAAAAAACTTAGATGGTCAGGAGGGACCTACCCCATCTGTTAGTAGAACTGTTGAGACTTCTATACCTGATGCATATATAGTAACCTTAACTTTTACAAGTTTATTAGCTGATGTAGCTAATACAATGATTAATTCTGGCTTCACAGGTCGTAAGATTAGAACTGGTACTCTATAAATACTTAACCATATAATTTAATGAACCCTATAGGCTTAAGTCAAAATCAAGTAACAGATCTACCTAGTCTCACCAGAACTAGGTATGAAAATATTTTTAAAGTTTTTAAACTATTAAAAGATAAAGATAATAGCTATTACTTTTATAATATAAACAACAAGATTATGATACCTGATGATCTTGATGATAGTATTTTCAATGTTATAACACCAAATGTTAATACTGCCTGGACGACTCTCTCATTTAGATTGTATGGTACAATAGATCTATGGTGGTTAATATTTATTATTAATAAGCCTAAGGATATATTTCTTGCTAAAAGTGGCGAATCATATAGATATATAAAGCCAGGGTTTATTGATAATGTATTAACTAATATAGAGCAACAAATAAATGCATGAACGATAACTTATCTAATATCAAGAATAGTGTTTATCGGTTTAATTTCTCTATATCAAAACTAACCGGTGATACTAAAACTAATAAGTTTATACCTTTGCCAAAAGGTATTGTAAAGTATCTAGAGATAGATGACAATCTTGCTAATATGGGATTTGTAGGAACGGTTGTCTTTAATAATTTTTATGGTATATTAGATAAGTTAGGTTTAGGATCTGGTGTTAATGACAGTACATCTCTCTTTGATATTAATATAGAAAACTTAGATTTTAAAGAAACTAATTTACAGGATAACTCTTTACAAGCTCTAACTATACTACAGAATAATACAGAGCCATCTCCTAACCCTATTGACAAGAGCGCTATATATAACTTCGAGGAATACTCTATAAATCTACTTAGACAGAAAAAGCTCGAGCCTTCTGAATTAAAGGCTAGTGGCAAGATAACAGATTCTATATATAACTTATTATTGAAATGCTTTAATAATGAAGATATTATTGATAAAGCTAGCTTTGAAACACACAGAGAGAGTAGTAATGAAATGAGTGTTGATGCTTCTATATTAAAGAGTAACAGCTATTACGACTTTTTAAAACTACTATATAAGTATTTGCTTTTAACCGGTGATAAAAAAAGTCCAGGATTATTGCAATTAGAAAATTTTGTAGAAGAAAGAAACCAAAATAAAAAAGCTGTTATTAGAAAGTTTAGGATTATACCTTTATTCGAGAAAATAAGAAGTTTAATCAGTAAGCTTGAGACTAATAATAAGAATTTAACTGAAGAGGTATTAGAGCAATTTACTATAGGTGGTGAATCCAACGCGCCTTCGTATCGTGAAAATAACATAGAAAATGTAACCGTCATAAGACCGGATTTTAAATATTTGTACGAAGAAAAGTGGGTGAATTACACAGGAGTAACATCGCTATTAAATCTTACCGATGTTATTGGAGTCGATGTTAAGTATAAAAGTTTAAGAGAGGGTTTCCAGCAAGATGCTCTTGAAAATAAGCTTAGTAATTTGCCTACAAGAGTAGATATAAAAGATGACAATTCTGTTGAAAAAATATTAGCGTTTGATTATAAAATTCTTGATGATGAGAATTTACTTGAAGATGGCATTACTTCGATGTTATACAAGAGTTTTATTTATGATAATACAGCTGTTATATTTAGTACAACAGGAAACCCGTATCGTAAGCCAGGAAGATTTATTAAATTAAACGGAGGTTATGAAGGAGATAGAGACTCATCAGCAACTGGATATTGGTTTGTTATAGGTATAAAGCATATCTTTTCAAATGAAATATACAGTAATGAAATAACAGCAGTTAAAATCTTTATTGAAGATAAAAATGGTTTAGTGAAAGCCGATGTAGTACAGAAAGTAAACTCTGCTGCTACTAATAACGTTGCTCCATCGACTAGAACTAATAATACAGATTTTATAGAACCTAATAATAGCAATAATAATTCACCAGACCTGCCCGAGTCGTCTGAGAATGATGATGACGTTATAGACACAAGTCTTCTACCTGATATCTCGCAAGGAGAACCAGTACCAGATACTGCAGAATCGTCAGACCCTACAGTAGTTACAGATGCTAATCTAGAGGTACCAATTCCTGAAGGTGCGCCATTTATTGAGTAGATGGTATAATTCTAGTTATAATCAGTTAAATAAATAACATGATAATATATAAATCTAATTTAGCTGAAAAGCTGTTTGGATATGCTCTGAGTAGAGAGTTTATAAAGTTCGATACAACTTTGTGTGAGTTACTAGACGATCCTGATTTACAATTAGATTTTGAATTAGCTATAAACTTTAATAAAGCTATAAATGGTAATTTAAAGGCAAGAGAGACCTTTACAAATACCTTTATATTATGTAGTAGTTATATTGATCCTGCAACTATAAATTTTTATGTACGCAAAATTAATAACTATCCTATTTTTAAAGATGAGATAAAGAGAGTAGAATATATTTTTGCAAATATTGATAAACTACCCACAACAGCCGAGGGTAATGAGACTGGTGAGTCAGATAACTTCTTTGTAAATGATGTATCGCCGAGTAATATAGCTTTTTATAAAAGTCTAAAAAATGCTTTAAAGGATTGCTTGTATGCTCCGTTTAATGTTTTTAGTTCGCCATCACCTAGTATTGGTAAGATAACACAAGTTATACCTTCCGCAACTAGCACATCGATGCTATCGCTTGACGAACTAAAAGATTCCATGATTAGTATTACAAATGGAATGGATATGTCTGTGTTTAATAAGATTCCAAAAGCTTTCCAGGATGGTATAACAGAGGTTTCTAAGGCTTGCAGTGATACATGGGGTGCTATACAAGGGGCTTTAGTAGATGAACCTGATAAACCTCTCTTTATTCAGAAGGCTGCTAGTGGTCAATCACTTAGATCAACTCCTAATAACTATAGATATACTCCAGATTTAAAAACTTATTTTGATATTAATACCCTATCATCAAATATACTAGGCGAGATAGCATCTAATCTTGGAGGTAGCTTCACGAAGTATGAATACTCAGTTAGATATAACGGTTATGATTCATCTCAGAATCTATCTCAAGTTAATAAGACTCCTACAATAGGGAGTGTCAACGGTACTCCCACAGCTTTTAATTCAGTGGGTCAATCTGACAGAGTGGCTCCTGAGACTAATGATAATCTTAATTTAAATGAAGTCTCTCCCCCAGCTGTGCCTTATACTGATCAAGTGTTTGTAAGCGAACCAGTAATAGCTCGTAGTTATATTAAGGGTCCCGATTTTAGATTTACTGTTTTTGCTGCATGGAAGGATGACGAGGACAAGATAGTATGGACAGACTCTTATGACGAGACTCCAGATGACATACATACTCTTGAAGGTACTGCTAACATAGGTAAGGTACTCACTCCTAGTATGGCAGGGGAAAGAGATCATGTTTTAATAGATCAATATTTAAATGGACAAGGAGGTTCATCCTCTGGTTATACGCGAGCTGCTGTGAATAATTTAGACCTTACTCAATATAAACTCAACGCATTTAATCATGGAGTAGCTATAAGTGAAGTAATAATCTCTGAATCAGGTCTTAAATTGAAGCTTTCAGACTTCGGCAGACTTGCTCGTAATAATCAAGTATTTGCTGCTGTGTCGTTCAAAGGCAAGCCCTATGAATTAGTACAATGTATTGATCGTAAGGGCGCCGCAAAAGGTGGCAATAAAATCATAGATTTTACCCCGTACGCCTTTTACAAAATAACAGGAGTCAAACCGGTACCTGGACGTACTTTAGAATTTGTACCTGGCGGCTGGAAGCGAGTATTCGCTGCAAGTTTACCTGATGTTGGAGAAATGAGAGTAAGATTTTGCGTTGGCACTAAAGATCAGGTAACAGCTGCATTAGCTGGAAAAGCTTAAATATCGATAACTTCTTTATCTATAATAGCTTTCATTATATCCTCTCTTGAGAGAAGTACTTTGGTTTGATTATCCATTATACTTAATTTTTCCTTAGACTCAATATCCATAGTTTTAATCTTGACTTGATTCTTATTTCTTTCATCAGATATGTAGATCTTATTGAGAGTGTCAACTGCAGAGGAAGCAGCTTTAATTAATTCCGCAAGTGCGGATATTGAATCAGGGTCTGCATCTGCAGTTCCTACAAAGTCTCTCATATCATCTATTAAATTAATAGAGTCTGTAACTAACTTACCAGAGTTCTTGATTAGAAACTCTTCTAACTTTTCCTTAGTTAGAGTATCAGTTACCGGCGTCTGTTTAATTACTGTAGTATTTTTTAGCTGTGACAAAATATCATTGACAGCTTCATCTAACTCTTCATTCATTAAAACTATTTAGGCTTGATTAGTTTGATTCAACTACTATAATGATAGTATAGTATGAATACAGAAACACAACCATTAGTACAGTTTGTAAAAACTCATGAAAGCGCTCAGTTACCTAAGTTTAATATTAGCGACCCTTTGACCGGTGATATTGGCGCCGATCTTTATAGTGTGGCAGAGCTAGTTATCCCTGCTAAAGGATCAGCGGTAGTTGCTGTAGGACTAACTGTAGGTTATATCGAACCTGGATATTATTTTATTATATCACCTAGGTCAGGCTTAGGATTTAAGCATCAAATTCAACCTCATCTCGGTAGAATTGATAATCAATATCGTGGCGATCTAGGTGTTTTACTCTATAATTTTAGTGATAAAGATTACCAAGTTAGTGTTGGAGATAGAATCGCGCAAATCGAATTTCATAAACTAATACAACCAAAATTTGAATGGACCTATACTGTAGTTGAGAGCGAACGAGGCGCTAACGGTCAGGGTTCATCAGGCAAATAATATATCATGGATAGCAATTCAATAACAGAATCAATCAAGGGATTATGGGTCGAGCGGTATAGGCCGAAGTCTCTAGAAGATATCATTCTACCGGTTAGAACACGTGAGATTATATCAGGTTTCGGAGATGAGATACCTAATTTGCTCTTCGCTAATACCCCTGGAACTGGTAAGAGTTCACTAGCTAAGATTATTGTTAATGATATTCTTAAGTGTAGTTATCTTTACATTAACGCTTCAGATGAATCTGGTATTGATACCATCAGACATAAAGTATCTACGTTTGCTCAGACTAAGTCATTCGATGGCAAGATTAAAATGGTAGTACTAGATGAGTGTGACTTCCTCTCTATTAGTGCGCAAGCTGCTTTGCGCAATACAATGGAGTCATACTCACAGTATACCCGATTTATTCTTACAGCTAATTATAAGCATAAGATTATTCCTGCTTTACAATCTAGATGTCAAGCACTTGATATTACCCCTACTATCGAAGAAGCAGTACGTAGGTGCTATAATATTCTTAAGCTAGAAAAAGTTAATGTTAGCGATGAGCAGAAGAAGAAATTTGTAGACTTAGTTAAGGCTAACTTCCCTGACCTTCGAAAGACTATTAATGAATTACAGAAAAACGTTATTAGTGGTAACTTGTCTATCGTTAATACTAAGTTGGATAGTGAGTTACTCGAATCTATCTTTAATCATATTAAAAATAAGAAGACTATTGAGCTACGTAAGTTTCTCATTGAGAATGAGAGTAGATTCAATGGAGATTATGATAACTTACTCATTGAATATCTTAACTTTATCTATGATAAAGATCTAGGCGTCTGGGATAAAGATCATGGCGATTTGAGTAAGAAGAGTATGATTGCTACTATTGCAAAGCATTTATACGAGAGTAGCTTTGTAATTGATAAAGAGATTAACTTCTTTGCTTGTACAATTCATCTAGAGCATTGCTAAGAAGGTAACTTAACTTTACCTTCTTTTATTAACTTTGCTCTATTAGCTAAGTGTAGGTCTTTAATATCTGATTTATTTTGACCTTTATATGGCACGCCATATCCCTCCTTTACAATCATCTCACATAATGACTTACCCTCTATAAGAAAGTCACCGAGTACCCTTCCATACTTGTCATCAATTGTAGTTGTTACTACATGCTTGCTACCTTCGGGTAGCATTTTTTTTATGTATTCTTTACTAGCGACCCCGAAAGCTTTTTCTGTAGCGTTAACAGTTCTACTTTCTGGTGTATCTACTCCCTGCAGTCTAATAACTACATTATTTATCCAAGTATTAAAACCAACATCGATATTTACTTTTATAGTGTCGCCATCTGTGACTTCAACTATAGTACATTTATATTGGTACATTACATTTATTTATATCTAATATACAAACTAACAACTGCACAAATTGCAGGAATTAAACCTATCCACATTATTGGTATTTTTGTAGCGATCATACCGACGCTAGAAGCTAGTGAAAGCAAAGCTGCTACCCATACAAAGAATACAGGTATCGAGTCAAATAAAGATATTGCTACGGTAGCCGGACCTATGAGAGCTACAGTTAGTAAAACTACAACAACAAGTCTAGCTAAAGATTCCATTATTTTAAACCACCAAGGTAGTCATGAGTATAGGAAGCTTGTGCAGGTGATGGAGTCGCTGCGTTACTTGGTAATTCAGTATTCTTAGTAGGTAAGGCTAGGTTAGTGTTAGATAACTTACCGTCACCTTTGTCTGACTTATTTGAAATATGATCAATAGGTTCTACCTCTTTAGGTTTAACATTTGTATTGTTCTTACGTACAACAGCATCAGGTATAGGTGGTAGATTAGGATAGAAAGAAGCAGGCTCACCTAGTTCAGGTGAAACATTTACATAATGGGTATATCTACCGCCTCCTGAATCTAGAGCTAAGGTCAATGAAACATCTGCAGATGAGGTCTGTGGATTGCCTGGATATCTAGGTGAAGTTGTGTCTTTGATACCTACAACTCTAACATGGAGACCAGTTTCTATCATCTGATCTATTAGATCTTTAGAATTTTGACCTAACTTTTTATACGTCTCACCAGATTTAAAGTTATCATTAAACTTAAAAACATCTCCTACTAAAAATCCACCTCTTTCATATCTAGAGAGGTACGTTTCAACTAAGGTTAAATATCTTTTGACCATACAAATATTTAGTCCTTTTATTAAATAATTACATGGAATTCGACAAACTTGTAGCAGAGATATTGGAAGAAAAGGCAGGTGCTCGTTGTACGAAAGTTACAAAACAGCAATCATCTACAAGACCTTCGAAGAAATATATGAGATGTGTAAGGGTTGACGGCAAGCTTAAGAGAGTTCACTACGGTGATCCTAAACGTCGAATAAAAAAATCAAACCCTAAAAAGCGTAAAGCTTTTAGGGCTCGTCATAAGTGTTCCTCAGCTAAGCCAGGAACTGCTAAAGCTCTTTCCTGCGCTAATTGGTAATTAGTCAGCAACGTTCTCTTGAACGTAACTAGTAATTAGCTGCAAAGCTTTCATTAAATCTTGTTCTTCTTTGGTTGCAGGTCTGATTACCTCTTCAATAATGTGAGATGAGAATCTATGAATTGACCATTCATTGTTCTTGTTAATATACGCTTCGTCTGGTATATTAAAAGTCTGCTTGATTGCTAGTGGTAGCTCCGCACATACTCTTGATGTAGTTACATGAACTAAATCAACGTTAATAGAGACAGGTATGTTTCTAAACTTCATGCCTTATTATATAATAGTTCGCATAAATATCTATATGCTGTACGTTAGAAAGGATAAGAGAGCTTATAATAAAAAAACTGTCAAAGAATAATATATGGCTATAAAATTAAATATCGTTCAAAGACCTACTGATATACAAGCTGCTATATCTAGAGGCTACTTATACAAAGATATAAAGCTTGATTTGACATCTACGTATCTTAAAGGTAATGAAATGTACTCTAAGAGAGAAACAAAAGATCTAGCGTATATAACAGATAGAGATGCGGTAGTAAATGCTTTTAAAAATATTCTTTCTACAACGCCAGGTCAGAAGTTATTAAATCCTCTATTTGGATTAGATCTTAGAGTATATCTTTTTGAGACAGTTTCGGAGAATAAAGCTTTCTTTTTAGCTCAAACTATACTTGACGGTATTGCTATTCAAGAGCCTAGAATCTCTATTGATTTTATAGAGGTACTTGCAAACATAGATGATATGGAATATGTAATAAATCTTGAATTCTCTATACCAGAATTAGAAGTTTATCAACTTTCACTGAAAGGGGTCTTAAATATAGACGGCTACAACTTTGTATAAAATGAGTATTAAAAATTTTACAGAATATAACCTACCTCAAAACGCATACGCTACTTTTGATGCTACCTCTTTAAAGTCTTTAATTATACAGAGGCTTAATGAATCAGAAGTCTTTAGAGATCAAAATTTTGAAGGATCTAATATTAACGCATTTATTGATGTCGTTGCATATATGTATCATACGCTTTTATTTTATCTCAATACAACTTCATCTGAATCTACCTTTACGACAGCTGAGTTATACGAGAATATGAATAAACTTGTATCTAATCTAGGATACAAGCCACTAGGTAAACAAACATCAGTAGCTAACATATCTTTAGTAGGTACCTCAAATCTACCTATAGGTCCTTATTCTATCCGTAAATTTTCTTATGTCAATATTTCCGGCGTTAATTATACTACTTTAAAAGATATTTCTTTTGAAAAAACAATAGCGGGTGAGCAGTCACTATCAATTAGTAATAGTATACTACATCAAGGCAGTATAAAGGAGCACTTACCTTATACAGCCACTGGTGAAGAGTTCGAGGTCGTAAAAGTAATTAATACAAGGCCAGCTACCAATTCTATTACCGAGCCTTTCATATCAGATAACACCTTTACTGTATATGTTAAGAGCTATGATACAGGTACTTGGCAGCAATGGACTGAGTCAGCTTCACTATATTTAGAATCTCCTGGTAGTCTAAAATACGAGAAGAGGTTAAATGAAAATGGTAATTATGAATTTAAATTTGGTAATGATGTTATCGGTCACAAATTAAGAGAGGGTGATATAGTTCAAATTTATTATGTGCTTTCTGATAATGCACCTGGTGTTATATCTGCTAATGCTATAAGCAGATCTAAATTTAATATTTTTACCTCGCCAACATTTGAAAGTATCGCAGCAGATGTATATACAAGCGAGACTACCTTTATTACTATCAATAATTCAAGTTATGCTTTAGCTACTAACTTGAACGATTCTACACCTGTTGCATATGAGGAGACAGTAGAAGAAATACGTACAAATGCGCCTAAGATATTTTCACTACAAAACCGATTAGTTACTAGTCTTGATTACGAGTTTTTTATAAGCAAGAACTTTAACGGTGTTGTAAAGTCTGCTAAGGTATTATCGAATGAAGAATATACCTCGACTGTTTTAAAATATTTTTACGATATAGGGCTTAATAGACCAAATGACGATAGTAGAGTTTTATTCAACCAGGTAAGATACGCTAATTCAGCAACCTTCAATAATGTTAATTTATATCTTGTACCTACAAACACTATAGTTTCTGAGCAAATACCAAATTATTTAAACCCGTCTCAGAAACAACTTATTTTAAATGAGTGTAATTTAATTAAAGATCTTACTCATAATATTACTTTTGCTGATCCTATCTATAAAGCATTTAATATCGGTCTAGAGCTTGTAGGTGAAACCCCATCCTTGTCTATTATAGACAGCTCAAGACTAGTTATATATAAAAATAGAACAAACACTATTAATACGACAACCTTAAAACAAACTATACAAGAGATATTTAAAAACGCGTTTGCAAATCTCAGCCTAGGTTCTGTTGTTAATTTAAGTGATATATCTAATAGTATTTTAAATACATACGGAGTCGAAGGTATAGCAACAAGAAGAATAGATACAGGCTTTGAGGTTCAAGGTATTAGCTGTCTAGTATGGAATCCGATATATGCTGAGTATGATATTATAACTACTTCGCAAAATTATAAATTAGCTAATTTTCAATACGCTTACTTCTACGAGATATCGAAATTAGCAAATAATATTATCATAGTTAATACATAAATAATTAGATGGCGAGCTTATTCAAAACGTTCAATTACACTGGCGCACTCGCCCTGTCAAGTTATACTTTACCCTTCACCAGCTTTTACTTCAAACCTGAATTCAATAAGGATGGAGTTAGGTCTAATACTCGTGTACTCTGGGATTTCGGTGACGGTACTTCATCAGAAGCTTTAACAGGTCAACACTACTATAGATTACCTGGTGTCTATACGGTGACTTGTCATTTTTATGATAGACTCGGTAATGTAACTACCGATACAGAGACAGTTACTACTATTAATTTTATTAATAATGTTTTAGCAGCTAGTACAGAAGTGTATCCTATTTTATTAATAGCCAATAAAATTAAGACACCAATAAATATTACGCGGTTTACATCTTATCAAACACAGAACAGCTCGTCATTAACTATAGTACCGTTTGCCTCTGGTGCTTACGACAATTACTTTGATACTGGACTCGCTAATGCCTATTACGGTCATTTATATCCGTTCTCTTCGTTCTATCAAATTCAACCAATAACAAAAAATACTTCAGAGTTTGTTGAGATTTCCTCCTTTTCTACAAGCAACGACGATCTATATTTTAAATTATCTGGTGCCAATATAATTAGATGTAATTCAACTGATAGTGGATCATATTTTTGCGGATCATCTGGCTCTGCTACGGTTTACTTTAAGAGTGATATCAGTAAGCCTAGAGTTGATCTATTTTTTGGCTATGAACCAGGAAGCTTACTATACGCTAGCAATACATTCAATACTACATTAACTGGTATAACAATCTTAGACAACACAGACTACAGTTACCTATCTATTACCTCATGTGGACTTGAGTCAGAGGGAACATCACAAGCAAGTTACCCAATAAATAAAAATAAATTCGCTAATACTAAAATTGGGTTTGTTGTTAAAGTTAAGGATACTGAAAATTTTACTCTCAAGAAACCAGTTTCGAGTAGCTTTATTCTTTCTTTGAGAAAGAATAATACTGTTTATAGCTCTGCTGTTTTTGCCTCAAATACAACTCTATTATCAGCTAATCAACTTTACGGTGTATATAGAGGCACTCTGACGTTACCTGCAAGTGCTTTACCTGTTAATCCATCTACTGGTCAGCCGGACCCTTTAAAAGATGTGTATATAAGCTGTATATATCAAACAGCTTATACTCCTAACTATCTTACATATATTGGCGGTGTTTTAACTCTATCAGGTGAATCAATAGGTTATGATACTTATTCACCCTCGTCAAGTAGTATTAGCCTAGTCGATTCCTTAACATCGGTTAGCATTTCTATAAGTGGTAGATCAACAAATTTTGATATTTACCCTGTGAGAGGTCAGTATACTATAGCTAAGATAAATGAAGATATAGATCTTACTCAGAAATTCAAAGATATTTCTCTTCAGAGTCTATTTTTAGATACCAAGGTATTGTATGATGAGTTCTTAGGTAATATTTTTGGTACTATAGACTCAGAGCAAACAACTATAGGTAAATTAACTTACGAAAAGATATCTAATTTTATATCCAACAATAAGGTTCTCGATTATTCCAATATCAATAACTTGTATTCGTTATTAGAAGAATTGAATATTGATACTTTAAAGTTTAGTGCTAATAATTATCGTTACCCTGCGGAATTATCTAGATTAATTGATATCCTCTCTATTAATAAATCGAGACTGTTTGGTAGCGTTAATGCATATAATGAAGATTTTGATACTAAAGGTTATAGCAATAATGAAGTATATGGTGTTAACTTAGGTCAGCCAGTATCTATTTTTCAAACTATTACAGCAGGTCAGAGTTTAGTAGCTCATGAAAGATTTGGTAATAATTTTAAAGTCATAAGCACCTACCAACCCGTAAGTGCAGTTAATTCAAAAACCTACATCATAAGTGCGTATAATGATAACTGGGGATGGGGATTAGTTCTACCAGATACAGGTTATGGTACTAAAATAAAGGATTATTATACATTTTATAGACATATATCTACTGTAGAGGGAACCATAAAGGATAGTATTATTAACTTTGAAGATACAAATACTACTATAACCCCTAATGTATCTTCTTACTCTGAGTGGTCAAAACAAGACGGCATTATTGCAAACTTAATAAGCAATCAGCTATATAAAGGTCTCGATTTGTTTGATTAAATATATTAAATGGCAGCTGCAATTACATATGCTACAAATTTAGTACCTACCTCAATTACTAATCCAGATGTAGATTTTTCAGTAGCAGAGGACAACAACGCCCCGTTCTCTTTTTTAGAGTTTATAACTTTAACAAAAGTAGACTACTCTCCTGAAGAATATAATAATTTTTACATAACTTATCTACAAGACTGGTCTGCCTCAAAAAATGCTACAAGGGACGGTCAGTCTCTCAGCTATGTTGATTATTATGTTGCTTTTATAAAGGAAATTATAGTAACTTTTTCTACTGCTAAAGAAAGAAAGTTTCTTAGTAATATTAACTTTAATGATCCAGCAGACCTTGATGTAGCAATACCGTTTTTTGTTGAGAAGATACGTCAAGTCATACTCTTCTATAAGAACAAACGTGATGATGCAAAGTATTCTGTAGATAGAAACAAAATTAAGGGTACTGAAGTCTCGCTCGAAAAGGGGTTATATGACAATATCTACAACTACGTCTTCTCTGCTCAAGATGATCCGCAATATTCTACTCTTGGGTTTACTCTTTCAGGTATTTCAAAATATTTAAAAGTCGACATAGAAGAATATATAGACGTCTACGGTAGTTACTTTGATCTACCGTTAGATGTAGAGCAGTCAGATTTTAACGCTGCTAACGGAACATTTAAAGACTATTATACTTCAAACTATAATCCAGTCGAAGCTAAATTATTTTTTACAGGTAGTCAATATGAGGAAATCTTTGGTAGTGTAGCTTTTCTCGTCGAGATACCTTTAATAGCTAACGTTAGTCTTAAGTATGACCCGGTTTGCGACCCGACCAACCCTTTAACTTTACTCAATAATTCAAAAGTTACAGGGCTAACTAATAGTGATGTTTTAGTTCTCAAGAAAAAGCTTTTAGAAAAGTATATAGGTACAGATATATACTATATTGATACTACAAGTGGTACTCCTGTCTCTGGTGTACTTGTTACAGCAAGCAACCCTTCTAACAATATACACAATCTGCAGGTCGCTTCGACTCCTACAGTTAGATCAGACGAAGCTAGACTTCTTAGAAATGTAGGTTTATTCTTTAGTCCTGATACTCAAGGTATTTTTCAATTAAATTCTAATAACTTTGGCTATAGAGTCGATGAGAGTAAATTAGAGTCAAATAAAATATATGTTTTTCCGGACCCAAAACGGTATGGAAATGTAACTATAAATAAGAGTCAGGACAGTCCCTTAGTATATATTCACGATTATAGACCAGATGTTAGAAATGTTTCAAGTGGATTTGCAGTAGGTATACCTAAGGTACAATCAAGCGACCAAACCTTTTCACCCTACTACGTAACAGAGCAAAGCACGATAAATTCGTTTAATAATTTTGAGATAAATTTAAACTTTAGCGATCTATACAATCAAGGCTATATAACTAAGATTCAATACGACATATATGGCAACGAATATGCTCTTTTTAAGGATAAGTTTGGACAAACTTTTAAATCTTTTGAAGTTCAAACAGTTGATGCATCAGAAAATTCTTTAAAATACTTACAGCTGGACGGCTATACCTTTAAAGATCCAACCCTAGGGTATAATTTTTTATACGAATTCACAACAAGAACAGTTGTTGTAAGTACTACACCTACTTACCCTTTAACAATACCTTATTACACTCTCAACTTTAGAGATCTTTACCCTTATGATTGGTTTGAGGAAACGCCTGATAACGTTGTTAATACGTTTGATATATTAGACCTCAGCTTTAATAGTGTGTCCGCTCTAAATCAAGTAGTCTACTACCAATTAAAAGACGGTAATAGTTTTACTTATGATAGTGGTGAACTATTGTCTGATCCTATCTATGCAGGTTTTACAAATTATCCTGGTGCGTTTGAGTATTATTATGATGAATTAATGGATGGAGGTGTATCTAGTTTAACGCCTCCTACTATAGCACGCGATTACGCAAATAGTGTATCGTTAAGTGCTAATTTTACCTTAAATACTAGCTCTGTTCTGTCTAGTAATTTAGTAACAGACTATGATGGTGGTAACTTCAGTACCAATTTCGTATTAGCTCAAGACGATACATATAATGAGCGTATACCATACAGTGATATAGTTTATGCTACCGGGCTGACAGTAATGTCATCTTTAACTGGAGATAATGTATATAGAGCGCAAACATATAAAGATCAATTACAAGGTAGGATATATTCAAAAACAGGTGGCTCTACTAACACCAAGTCAATAAGCGACTCATTAAGTAGCATCTTTAGTAAGTATAGCTCATCGGTTAAATCAGAAATATACAATAAACCAAAAGATCTAGAAATATTTTACAATACAATATGTATTGAAACTCCAAGCTACCTTGTTTTTGATAAGATAGTGTATGAGAATGGTATCTATATCGAGCCAAGTACGGCTAATACTGTGTATAGTATATCTTCAGCCTCCTCTCTAAATGTCTTTTCACAAAGATTCTTTAATGAGAAAGAGAAAACTATAAGCTTCTGCAAAATTGTACCTGCTATTGTGAACAGTCTCGGTCAATTAGTAACAGATATTACTAATACCGATCTTATTAATAGTAATAATAAGATGTTTTTACCTTACATCTATCAGTTTAACATAACAGATAATACAGCTAAGCAATTATTCCCATCTAGTTCCGAAATTGTAGCGCTTTCAGGTAACTTTACCCTTGCAAATGAGTTTGATACTGAGTGTAATTTTAACCCAGTAAGAGTTAAGAGGCCAATATTGACTTATAATTCATTAAACGATGTTTATAAATTGGTATTTATACTAATGGATAATAATAATCACTTCCACTTAGTAGAACATACATTTGAAATAACAAGTGATCAGTTAATTTCGTTCTTAGATAGTAAATGGTACAAGCATTCTAATACAATACGTACTACAGACTTTGTTAATACTACATTTGCTTCTATAGGCGGCAATAGTACAACAGGAACCATATCAGGAACAGAGGTATTTATATGAGAGATTTAACTATATCAGTAAATGTACCTAGCTTTACCTCAGGGGACACAGTCACTCTATCAGGTATAGATATAAAGTCAAAGACTAATATAAACTATATTTTAAGTAATATAGTAGAAAGTGACTCTGAAGCATTATATTTAGATATAGATTGGGGAGATGGGTCACCTGTCGAAAATTACACTAGGCCAGTGCTAGTAGATTATAGAACCTCTAATATTATTGATGAGATAGTATATAATAAGCCTCTTGGTAGTATCTTAACTACAAAATCTCACCTGTATTACAACAATACTAGTTATTTTAATTCTAGTATCTTGATGCAAATGCTTATTATATATAAGGACAATTCTACATTGAGAATAGAGCAGCCTATAAACATATTTCAATCTTCTTATTATGATGAAGTAGGAGATATAGATATATTAAGCGCTCAGATTATGCCTCTCTCCTCTAATAATGCCTTTATAAATTTAGAAGGTAAGTTAGGTAACTATACATACGTAGCTGCTCTTGACACATATAACAGATACGGCTCATCTCCAATTATAGTTGACGATAATACACTTGAAGGTTGTAATATTATCGATCTTTATAAGGATTATGATCAGACTTACTACGATATATAGATAATGTTATGACAAGTCATTTTCTGAATTGACTCATTGTGCATAAATAATCATAGTAATGAATTTACAGACTAAAAGTGTCTCTGCTATATATGCTCTACCAGCTGTTTATAGTGACCCCTTTTATGCGTTTAAACAGAGACGTGTAAACTACGATGACGGACTGTCTTTACTTGAAATATCTGCATTTTCCAATGTTTATAATTCATCTATAAATAATTATACTTCACATTACCTTACAGAAAAGAAAGAATATAGCGAGTTTCTCAGATCGTTCAAGCAAAAGAGTCCATTATACACTATTACAACACCTCTTATATTTAACTCTATCGTTTCAACAGCTGATAGTAGATGTTTGAGTATAGATACATCTGACATCACTTTACTATCCGCTACTAACGAGTATAGTGCTAGTGTTTCTGTAAAAGCTTTAAGCTCATCTGCATTTGACAATAGAGTTAGTTTTGAACTTGAGATACTAACCAATAAACTACTTAGAGTTAAGCATAATACTACACCTTCTTCGATTATTGGGTCTAGAGATTTCTATCTAAATTATATACAGACAACAAATAACTTAACTTTCTTTAGTTATGCATCAAGTATCGATCCACGTAGTATAGTTAACTCTGAAAGAAACGATGTGTTTAGGTATCAGCTAGACAAAAGAGGTTATTTAACTTTATACAAAGTTATATCGGGTGAAACTGTAAAAACTCTTATATATGATAATGAAGATTTAAGACTAACTACAGTAGATGACCTCTCTGCGAGTAAAAATGCGAGTATAATAGCTATCAACTATAACTTTACTCAAGTAGATACCAAAAATTCCACTAGCTGGGTCTCATATGTACCTACTCAGCTTAATAATTTAACTCCTAACGATAGTAAAAGTAAGTATGACCTACCATCGCAGTATCTACTACACACAAACTACAATCTAGAGAGCCCGGACTACTTTAATTTAAATTTTATAACCCTTAATAATTATAGAACGGAAAAGGGATATGTCAGCACTGGTACTAACTTACTATCTGCCGATAGAAGTATACCAGATATCGATTTTAGAGAATATACATCGTTGCTCACAGGTAATAATCAAGAAAAAGGTAATAAAAATATTACTCTAAATTATGTATTTTTTAACAAGGATTTAGTTATTAAGAGTGGGTCTGATACCTTTTTTAAGACTCCGGATAACATGTACCCTTTCGAAAAAATTAATATAAACGATACAGATTTTGTCTCTAATGGTAGCTGCGGCGGCCCTTCACCTCTTCTTTCAGATAAGATATACATAAATCGTAGATATACTAATCAATTTAATAATGGTAGGTATTTATGTACTTGGCTTTCAGCTAGTACAACTGATGCTCCTGGTGTTTGGTTAGATAGGTATTATGATGACAGCAATAATGTAACACCAATAATAGATTTTGCTAGTTCTTTAGCATTGGAACCTAGTACCAGTTATAGATACGAAAGAATTGGAGTAGATGATATTAATAATATTGTTGTAGGTAGCGCTCCTCTCCTATCAGGATTTAATAACTACTATAACACATCTAATGTATCTGTTGCTTACGAGTCTAATACTATTTCCTACGATGGCACCAAATATAACAAGTATATAGTTTCGCCAGAGGTAAACAAATCCGGTCAATTTACTGTAAGTTTTGATTTGTATATAGATCAGAGTACAGATTATGGTTTTCAGATAGCAGGTAATAAAACTAACACCGGGTTCGGGGTAAGAAGTGACACTGTTATTACACCATTTATATATACCTATCAGAATAATATACTCTATGTCTATAATACAGATCATGTATATATTTCTTCAACAAAGTTTGATAGAGATATTAGAGATGTTATTCCTGATAAAGCCTTGGAAAACTTTTTTGTAATATGTAAGAATGGTTACATTTATAAAGTGGATCCTCTCGGTAATAAAATAAAATTAGAGGTAGTGTCACAACTAACTGCTTATAAGAGTTACCTACAAGAAGAAAACACTATTACTTTCCTTGCTAATGATAATGAATTAGATGTAATAGAAGGTACCTGCTATCAATTGGATAAATTAACACTTGAAGTAACTACTGTTACCAGTCAGCGTTGGGGCACATATGAAAAATCTGACCCTTACGAAGCTCTTAGTATCTTTAGATATGACAATAAGCTATATAATATACTAGGTAGAAAGGTAAGATATACGGGTAGAGATTCTGATATTCTATATTATAATATTGGTGATAAAGTAGTTACTAAGCACGATCTACAGCGTACAGAAGCTCCTATAGACTTTGTTAAGGTGTCTGATAGTCTATCTAATACTGACATCACTATAACTGACTTTAATATAGATAATAAAAATAATGTTTACATTGGTTATAAAAATAAAGTTTTGGTATACAGTCAGAATAGACAGGCTGTAGCTAGTGTTTCTTTATCAAGTATTTCAAGTAGTCTATCGTCTGAAGAAACAAAAGTATTAGATATAGATTTTATTAAGGAGTATAGATATGGTGAACCTACTTTTGCAGTCACTGCTCTAATTTTAACTGAAAATAATAAACTAGGTCTCGCTAAGTTTAATGTTTACGATAGTAACTATACTAATACCTTTACATTGTTACCGCTAAGTGGGACTTACACTGCATTCGCGCCAGAAATTAAGCGTTATACCCAGACTAACTATCAGTATTTAGATTTAAATTATAAACCTGACAGTATAAAGTTTGAACTTACCTTAACTAATTACCTTTCATCGGAAGAGGTTGTTAGCAAAGTTATTGATTTCGATACGAATACTATAGATGAAGGATTTCATAATTTTACTTATAGATTTGATTCTATAAAAGGTAATATAACCTTGTTTGTCGATGGCATCAAGCATACTAATCTTCAAGTGCCAGTTGGCAAGTATAAGTATCAAACAATATTTCATGAAGAATTATTTTTAGGTACATTAGGGTTTTTTAACGGCATTGATATAGCGACTTATTTGAAGCAGCCTGGTCAGTTCTTTATTAAAGATGCAAGAATTCGTAACTTTCTGTTTTATGATAAGGTTCTTAATGATACCGAAATATATGCGGTAAATATGTTTGGAAAAGCTATAGATGATATTGTTTTATCTATACCTGCTGGTCAACGTAATAATACAGAAGAGGTTGAGAGGTTATTTAAATTCTCACAAACGAGTAGTAGTAAGCTGGTAGATATTTATATTAAAAATTTAAAGGTTGAAGATAGTGAGTTTAGACAAAACATAATTAATGAGATTTTATCTCAATCAAAATCTTTACTACCAGCTGGAGTGTATATAAACAATATTAACTTTATCGACTTTAAATGATAGATTACACCAACTATAAAAAGTTCTACAGTTCTGGCGATGAGTATAACATCGCTATCTTAGATCAAGAGACATCTTGTATTAAGACAACGCCGCTGTCTTCAAGTCTTGTTAATTACAATGCCTATATTTCAGAACTTATTTACTCTCCTGACGGCTATGTTAGAATGTACGTTAATGGGTATTATGTAGAGTGGGAAGCTTTTGAACAAGATCACGGTGTTTTAAATATTGCTTATGATGAATATGGTGAGAGAATAGTTGATACTATTGGAGGTGTCGGAGTATACTGGGGTCCAGTTTATGTAGGTCTAGTTGAATCTCCTGACTTTACATATGACCCTGAAACAGGAACGGTCTACAAGACTCTTCTTGGTGTTAATCTATCATGGAGTGCAAATAGTTATACTCCGTCACCAGGTGAAGTAGCAGCCCTTACGAGCGGTATAGTAGTAGGTGTCGGTACGCTCAATGAGCAATATGTAGCATTGACATCAGAAGGCACTAATTTTACAGGTTTAGTCGAGGTCAATAACGGTGTAGCTAAGACTTTTTATACACAGCAATTATTAGAGCCAAAGCGTTTATTTTCAACCGACTTAGCATTATCAAAATTTACATATGATAGATTAGTTGGAGACACTGTTACTCTCCCATATAGCTTGCAAGATGTATCTTTCGAGGCTAACGATTATCTAACATATAACTTAATAAAGGATAGATTAACAAAGCTACATATTAATAACACATACGTTTTTTCGCGTATGTTTATACCTAATAATGATTTACCAGCATCTGATAATGTTAGATATTTAGGGGTGCCACCGTCAACCATTAGCTCAGTAACAAACACATCAAGTGCAGAGAATTTAACTTTATACGATAATACTAGTCAAGCAACTAGTCAACCTATTAAGTTCGAGAATGTAGAAAAATTTGTTGAGTTAGGTAAAATTAAAAGCTACGTGAGTGTTAAGTACGCTGAAAATACAGATACGTTTGTTATATTAGGTATATCTGACACCAAATTTATTTCCTTGTCAACTGACTTGACAACCACCAACCTTATTGAAGTTTCTGATAAGTACGAAACTGTTGAAAATGAGCTACCATTTGGTCAATTAAATAGTATATGCCTTAATACCAGTCATGTTTTTATATCTGATTTTGCAAACAATAATATTTTAAAATATGAGATAGCTGGATTCTTTAATAAGGATTTAGCTTTTGCTAATCAGCGCAACTTTATAGAAGTTCTAGGAGGCTCTGGTTATTCAACTGACCCATCGAGGTTTAATGGTCCAAGTAAAATCTGCTGCACAGATTCTTATCTTGTAGTTTATGACTCAGGCAATTATACCTGTAAAATATTTAATACACAGTTTAACTATATTAAACGACTTTCTGGACCACCATTTAGAAGAGAGCCGTTAGCTGCTATGGAGTTTGATACCCTAGAGAACAGGCTCTATGTATTAACATACTATAACGATGGGTTAAAGTTATACATTTATGATGACAATTTTATTCTACAAGAACAGCATATACTTGAGGATAAGTTAACTACTATAGATGGAGTATCAGAAGTAGTTAAAAATATTTCTTTTGCTAAGTCCAATAATAACTATTGGTATATATGCACTGACTTAAATGTATTTCAAAAGCTTAAGAATCGACCTGAAAAAATACTAGGTCGATTTCAATTTGGGAGACTTATGAAGTTGTCTGATTCTCTAACCCCGGCTGTATCTTATATCTGGAACCTTACTGATATTGACTTCGATAAAGCGGATGTTTGGTGGAACTTCTTTGACACATCTACTGCAGATAACAATGTTTTAGTAGTAGATAATAAATATAAAGGTATAGGAGTTATAAACAATTATAATAACGAAGATGATATAGTTTTGTTGACAGATTGCAGACTGTATGTTTTTAAAGAGTCTTATACATTTAAGCAAGTTACAAAGTATAATACCTATCCTAACTACGGTGCTTCAAAGCTAACAATTAACCGAGACGAATACGTTCAGACTACTACTATTAATAAAGAGCTTTACAAGATATTAAACGACATATATACCCTAAAGAATAATCTTGTTGGTAGATTTACTGGCTCTTACGATGCTTTAGGCGTTTTTACATTAGAAGATTATAACTACAATATTAATTTTAGTGATTTCAATCAAGCTGATATAAATCAATATTATATTCACGACAATGAAAAGGCTATATTAGGGGTTATAAACCGAGCGGTTAGAAGTGTCTATGAGTTGCAATCTAAGTTAGTAAGTCTAACTAATGTAGATTATAGGAACGCACTAATACCTATCTACAATCTCGAAGAAGGTACGTTAATATTAGAATAATAACTTAAATAATAGTATGCCAAACGCTTTGACCAACACTAATATTAGCGCTACCTATAAGGGTGTGCTACATACTAACGGAACAACAATCCCTCCGACCGGTCAAGAAGCGGTGTATGATGGTGTCGGTGTGCAATCTTCTCTTTCTGTCGGAAGAGCAGCTCAGGGCGCATCGATTACCGGGTTGTTATCTGCTAATAATGTGAAGGCAGGTGAATTATTAATGCCTAATAAAGATGGAGCAGAAAATCAAGTTGTAGCTAGAACAGCCGCTGGTGTTCTTGAATTGAAATCTCTTTCTGAGATTATTGGTGGCTCTACAATTGAAGATGGCGTGTATGATAACCCTAGAATAACTGTTGTCGATGGTGTTATTACTAATATTACATCAAGACCTACTTTATCTCTCTTAAGCGCTCCTGTTAGCTTAATTACACCAGCACGTTTATCGATAAATAGTTATCTTGGCGTGCCAAACACGGTACAAACTATAATACCAAATACTAATATTAATTGGAGTACTTTCTCTGGTTATGTTAGTGGTGCGACAGCTAGGTACGCTATTATTAATACGAAACTTTTCCTACAGTCTAACGGTGGCGATTTTGCGGTTTATTTAAAGATGGACGGGAAGACAGTATGTACTGGCGAAGTAAGAGAAGACTATCGATCCTTAGGCGTAGATACAATCTATGACTCGACCCAACAGTTTTTCGCAATACCTGCTACTGGTACATCTTCTTATTACTTTGAAGTACAGACCTTAGCAGGATCTACAAACAATACTTTAAATCTGTATGAGTTAAATGTTACTTTAGATGGCTGGGTATATTAATGAATCAGTTATAAATAATTATTAAAATGCCTGCACAAACTATAATAAAATTAAAGATTAGAAGAGGTACCGACTCTCAGCGTAAGGCTGTTATACTTGAGCAGGGTGAATTAGGATATACAACCGATACAGCAAGAGTATTTGTAGGAGACGGCACTACTTATGGTGGTAGACCTGTTGGTAGTGTTATACATAACCCTGTTAGCAATAGTTTATCTAGAAATACAGTTTCTAGAGCTGTTCAGAATGATATAGTATTTACAGGGTCGTTAATGTATCAGTTAACTGGTACGGATTACAGTAATCTTACTCACTGGCTTAATATAAGCCCAAAAGTTGATGGGTTGATTCTCAAGTATGCAAGTGGCTCAAACATATTAGGTATTCAAGACTATTCACTAGGATATACTAAGCTTAGCCCTAATGTTGTAACAGCAAATGGCGGACTATCGTTCGGTATAGGTATATCAGCTAACGTAGATAATGTTACAATGAATATTGTTAACAATAAGTTAGCTGTTAAGGGTATTACTAAAGATTCAATAAGCAGTACTTCTTTCGGTAGGTCTATTTCAGGCGGTAGTGGCAATCTTATCGATGTAAATGTTGATCCAAGATACTTCGGGTATAATGTAAATTCACAACTCACAATCACTCAAGTTCCTCCTGGAACTGTTACAACAAGCTCTCTAAGCAGTAACTTTGTGGGTGATGGCTTGCAAGCTGTAGATGGAGTATTGACAGCTAGATTAAAAAATGTAGATAACGATAGTCTAGAGTCAAATGCTGGTATAATATCTCTAAAGCCAAAACACGCTGGCAATGTTAATACTAGGTTTGATAATATTAACTATAATGAAGATGGTATAATAACTAGTCGTTCATCGATGTTCGGTTATATAATATCAACAGATACCGCTGGTACAGGTTCCGCTTATAACGGTACTATAGATCAGAATGCATTCACTAATCAGCAAGTATTTGAAGCTACATATTCAGACATAACTACTATAGGTACTAGTTATACAGCAAGCGTTAGTTCAGCAGGATTTATTGTAATCAATTCATCTTCTTCAGGTGACTTAGCTATACCTGTCTTTAGATTTTCGCAAGTAACTGCATTATCCGGCGGACCTATATCATAATAAAAACATATCATGGCAAAAATTGAAATATTTGAAAATTCTCTATTAAGACTTCTAGTACGTAGAGGTATCAATGCTGATAGACTGGGCGCGGTACTTGCTGCAGGAGAGCTAGGATATACTACAGATACTAAGAAACTATACGTCGGTGATGGCACTACTCTAGGCGGTATCTTAATTGGTAATACATTTAGAGGTTCAAGTAATAATGTAACTGATTCAACAAACGTTTCTCCTGGCGATCAGGCGTATGATAGTGATAACAAAATTCTATATAGATTTATAGGTGGCGCCTCTAATAATATAGCAAATTGGGAAGTAATTGGCGGGGTATATGAAGCGGGCGATAGTACTATTATAAGAACTGGTAATACCTTTACTGTAGGGTTAGTTTCTGCTAGTAATATTGATCCAGGTATAGTTGGCAATTCATTAATCTTAAGTGGTGGTAAAATAGGTTTAAATTCTCAGACAATTATCACAAATAGTATTCAACCGTCTGATACAGAGTATTTTACTCTACCAGGAAAGCTTAAAATTAATAATGTAAGTTATGAGTGGCCTATCGCAACTGCCAATGAATTGTTTTTATCAACAGATATTACAGGTAAACTAAAATGGACAAATTATACTCAGTCATCAACGCTTTTCGTGCCAGGAACAGCTGGTCAGATTCCTGTAGGCTCCATAATGCCTTTTGCTTCTGCTGCCAATGCTCCATCTGGGTGGCTATTATGTAATGGCCAGGCTGTACCATCAGCTACTTATCCTCAGTTGTATACCGCTATCGGTACTACTTATGGAGGTGACGTTACTAACTTTAAAGTACCTGATCTTATAAATAAAACTCTCTACGGTACAGCGAGTGGCCCTGCAACATCTACGGTTTATTCGTTATGCGCTAGAACAACCAATGTTAGTACATTGAGCGCAACCGGAATGCTCTATATTATAAAGGCAATAGCTGACCCCATAGTTAGCTCTACCATTTCCTTTACAGCTGGTCTCAGCTCTACTCTTAATGGAGTTACATCAACTGGTTTAACAGTAACAGCGCTATCTGGTAATCATGTTATCAGCTTACCTCAAGTTACCTCATCGCAGACTATAAGCGGGGCATTTTTAATTGATAATTATGGTCGAGTTTTAAATCCGATTGCTACTCCCACTATATTAGCTGGTGCAGAAACCCCTGCTGGTTCTAACACTGCATATAATGCAAGTTCACCTATAACATTCCTCAAAACTCCAGTTACTTTTTATAAACATTCAAGTGAAGAAGATCCTTTGAACGTACCTGGTATTAATGTTCCAGAGAGCTTTTTTGGTGCTATAACAGCATATCCCTTTATAACTCAACTACCTGCCACTGTTCCAAATGCATCAACTCTACCAGCAGGTATCGCAAGCCCTTCAACAACTATACCAAGTAACGCTAAGAACTTAATTATAGAAAGTAGAGTTACCAAATTTAACGAGACTGGTACTGCACAACCTAATACTCCAAGGGTAATAGTATCAGCTCCAAATATAGACTTACTTGGTCCAGATACTCAACGTTTCGCATCGTCAACAGAATATACAGTGAGCTACCTTAGAGGGTCTAACAGTATAGGTAATCCTCCAGAGTGTGATGTAAGTCAGGTATTTCTACCGCTATCTGCTAATAATACCGGTCAATTGGTTATGGCGTTTAGATCTCCCGTTTGTAATAGTGATGCAGTTGTACTTCGCGTTGTAGGATATACATTATAATATGGAAGAAATAATTGTTGAAGGGTTTACATTCGAAGATTTTTTGTTTATTGAAAAATTACTCTGCAATGTTAGATTTTCAATAAATGAAATTGAAGATTATAAGTCGGCTAACCAATTGAGGTCGAAGGTAAAAGAGATATTATTTCACGAAAAGTCATAAATATATATGTGGATATACCTAATCGAGCTTATGCAGTAGGTCAGGAGTTTACAAATTATATCTTGATAGATAAAACTAGAAAGAGTATCATCTTAAATGTCGATGTTGAGCATTTTAAGACCATCTATAGAGAATATAAAAGACTAAACTATAAACTAGTATGTTGTTGTAGGTTTAGAGACAATAATACTTTAACGTGCGTCTTTATAATTGCGAACAATGATAAATAATACGTATGGAGTATCCTGCTCTTAATCCTAATGCTAAACTTTTTAAGATTTATGAGAAAGCTCTTTCACCGTATTACGATATAGTATGGTCTTTTGATTATTACGCTACAAGCATACCAGTTAACTCTCAGCTTGGTATCTGTTTATTTTTACAAGACTCGCAGGGCATAGCTTTATCTCAGGGGTACTCTATATTAACTAGTACAGATTCATTAAGCTATTTAGCTTATCCAGATGATACGTATTTTTTCTCCTATCTGTTATCTGCTGGTAATAATGTTGATCTAGGCTATGCTGGATCTTTAGGTAATATAGATTTAGGCGTTATTGGAGTTGGTCTAGATACAACAGGTAGCTTTGCTCTATCTGTTAGCTCGCTCGGTGTCTTAGTAAGGGATGGTGAATTAGATTCAAGACGAAAATTAAACTCTATATCAGTCCGAGGGCAAGCGCCAGCATATAGTTGGAGAGAGTATTCCGTTAATACATCATTATCCACATACAACTTTAATATACTTGAGACTCGCAAAAAGACTATTAGAGCTCGGTTAGGTAATGTAGGTCAAACATTATATATTGATTTTAGATATAGCCCTACAGAAGACTTTGTTAATATTTTGACACAGAATGTCAATTTTAGTAGAACTCCTGATAGTAGATTTAGACCTGGTGTTGTATTTGTTAAGCCAGTTTCAGGTAATGCACCGGCACCTGATGTAAGATTTAGTAACTTTACTGTTGAAGGTCGTGAAGATTTTACATATGTTACTCCTACTAGCTCAACAACTTTACTTGAAGCTCCAATATTAGATAATACATGCCTAGTTACAGACTGTGAGTATAAGCCATATGTTCCACCAGTCTATGAACCTTATACACCTCCACCAGCAATTACTTTTGAACCGGCTTCTAGTACTAGGCAGCATTTTGGTCTTATAAGTATTAATGTAGATCGAGCGTTTAATAGAGGTATAGATAATGGCTTCTCTGCTTATGACCTTTACAACTTCGGCTATAATGTAAATCTTTACAATACTACGACTACCGAGATAATTTCTTTAACGCGTACAGACTACTTCCAATATGTATCTGCAGATAGCAGTATAACACTATCTCTTTCTAGCTTCGATAGTACCTGGAAGTTAATTGGATCTGGAATAAATTATACTAATAATAGCAATGAGCGACCAATTGGCAATTATTCTAACTATATTATCAGCTATACCTAATGAATAACGTTAATTTAAATTTAGATCTTAAGGGGGAGTATAGTTATCAAGTAATTGACAATGGACTCGTTGTTGAGGAATCAGATTGGTCAACAAATACCATTCTATCTGGCGGGCTACTAGACTTATACACATATGATATACCTAGCTTGCTTAGTTACTTAGATTTTGGTAAGAGTAACAGCTTTGCCGGTAAGTCTGGCTACTTTTTAAATGGTATTCAGGAGTCGACTGGTGATTCTAGACTAAGCGGCGTAAAAGCATCGACAAGTGAGGCTTATGTTGAAGATATTAGTACAAAAGTCTATTATAGATCGTTTACCACACTACCATCCACGTCAGATACTACTATTAAAGAGTTTGCTATAAAAAGATCTCAATCTAGCAACGCATTTGCTCGTAATACCTTCCTGACTCCTCTCAATATTAAGGCTGGTCAATACATTATCTTCTATTATAGGTTAAAAATTAACTGGGGTTCAGTCTTAAGCTACAGACTGACAGTAAATGCTGCAGATGGTTATAACTATTCTATACCTGTAGATGCAGCAACCTACCAAATACCTTACGATAGAACATACTATAATAATAATGAGCTAATTTTATCGCAAACCACTGAAGATATTCCTAGTTTTGGTGAGACTTTCCCAACTGTCTTAACATATGGGCTTATTAATCGTGTTAGTTCTAGTTTTAAACCTACTGAGTTAGGTTATTCTATAGATCACACAACTAAATCCGTCACTGTCTCTACAGCATATGTTAATATATCAGCTACTTCTGTCGGTATTTACAAAAATATACAGTGTATCTATCTCTCTAAGGACGGATCTTTAGAGTCGTCAAGTAATTTCTTTGTATCGAGGTTTAGATTTCCAATAGCTATATATAATCTCGACGCAGACACCGCTGCTAGCGTGCAATTAACATATTCTACTAATACTAATACCGGGCCTATAGGTCCGTACTCTGACCCTTACGCTCCATCAGGCAAACGCACTAATTACTTTACCTTTAATGTTAACTACACTTGGCGCGAAGCTTAATCAGCTAGTGAAAGGTAGTAGTACTCCCATAACTTATAGTATTTTAAATAATATCCGCTTTTGTATACATGATTTATCCACGGTTTATAATCCTTACCGGAAAAATGAACAATAACCGGGTCTCTCACCTCGAAAGGTTTATGAGTCATACAATTATAAGTACTAGGTAGTAAGTTAAAAGACTGATCGTACAAGTTAAGTATAACTTCATCGTTTACATACCTACCCTGCGACCTATCATAAACCTCTCTAATAAATTCCTCATATTTATTATCTCTTAGCTTATTACAATCCATTAAGCATACCCCGGCATTAAAAGTGCTGCTGTTTTCCACGGCTAGATCAGCAAGAAAGTCAGCCTTACTAAAATAAATAATGTGATCATCTAGAGTGGTGTCAGTAACTGCAGCAGCGATACCTTTATCAGACGTCTCTATATGCTCTAAGTCAAAAATTTCCTCACTAATTATAAGAGTATCACAATCTAACCATAGGAACTTATCGATATCTGTATGTAGCGGTATAACAAATCTATCCATTGTGGTTGGAGTAATCCAACTATGATTAGTATTAGTAGGCTTTAATCCGAAAGTGCTAAAGAAAGAAGGTATATTGCTGACGTGTATTGTACCATGCACAATATCTAACCTTTTAATTTCTGCTATCAATAATGACGTAACATACTTATTATTACCAAAGATATAGTATGTATATGATCTCTTAAAGCTCTCTAATACAACTAGATTAGGTAATATATACCTCCACTGATTAGAATCTGTGATAGTAACAAACGTCATAATCAAATATTACCCATCATAGCTTCAACAGTTAAGTCATGCTTCATAGAATGAAAACGTTCATCCATATAACTCTGAATAGCTAAGGGTTTAATCCAACTATCATTATTAGCGGGGATATTACGATCATCACACGCTTTAGAGATAACTTCTAAGCTCTCAACTAGACACATCCAGCGTACAAACTCATCGAATTCCATTACTTTCTTAGTTCCGTCTTTTAGATCAAAGGTAAATTGCTTCATCGCAAGTTAATTATATCACTGTTCGTTAAGCTTGTCAAACATATTCTCTATTTCTAAAGGCTCTGTGAGCAATCTAGTACTAATTTCCGTAACTACCCTAAATTTATTACTACAAACATCACATTTTACAATAGTTTCCTCGTCAACAAAGATAGTAACCGGTATTTCACTCTTACCGCACGGACACTCTACTGTTACTTCTTGTCTTGACAGCAATTCATCTAAAGTTTCTGTAAGCTGTGCTACTCTACCTGCTCTTTCCTCATAGGATTTAAAGATTATAGATACTACATACTGTAAAATAGTAGCTAAAGTAAAGGTCTCCCATAGACCAAACACGTTTCTTAACGAAAACGCAATACTAAGACTAATTGTAAGGGTAATTAATAAAGATCGAAGTAATAATAGCATTATAATGCTATTATAGAGAGATATATCGACAAATCAAGTATTTCTTTATTAATATTATCAATCTTTTCTTTAATCTTCTCAAGTTTATCTTTATCTATCACTGGGTTATTAGCTGCTTGACTTAAAATAGATCTAGCTTGTATTAAGGAGACATATACATTGCCTAAAACAGGTACGATCTTATCGACAGGGTCGGGAAGTACACCTGGAGCCTTACTTTGCTCTTCTTCATCTTTAAATTGTCTAATTTGAGAGCTTATATCACCCTGGCTTATGATAGGTTTATCAGCTACACCAATTTGATAAGGTTTTTGTGGACTTTTCACACAATTATTTAATACGAGAATAAATAAAGTTATGAGTAAGTTTGAAAAGAGATTTTTTACAGTCCTACGCGAGCAAACAGCAGAAGAAAGAGCAGCAATGGAAGCCTCTCTAGATGATGATACCAACCCTGAAGAGTTCGATACTAAGGCTCCTTCACCTGAAGCTGATTCTCTAGTTCAGCAAGCGTCTCAAATTAAAACTCAACAAGCTGCAGAGATGAAACAGCAACTTGAAGAGTGGATTAGTCGCTGCTCAGAGTTTGTTGAGTTCTTAAACGGTACTAACCCCGGTTCTATTCAACATACATTAGCTCAGGCAGAAGCTGATACTATATTTGACAGTATGAAGCAATCTGAAGCTCGTAAAATTTCAAGAGTAGCTACTGAATTAGCTTCTCTATCTGAGTCCTTCAAAGGTTATGTTGCTCAATCTACTAATAGTCAATACAAATACGTTTAATTTCTAAATCTACCAATTTCAGTTAATTTAAGAATACCTGTGAGTCCTTCATGGGTATTTTTATTTATAAAATCCGCACTTATCTCATCTTTCTTAGCAGCTATAGCAATATCGTTAAAATCCTTATACTGCTTACCGATTTTCTCAGGCCAGATAAAGACTTTAAACCCTTGTTCAAGTAATATCTTAGATTTAGTAAAAGAAGCGTTATCAATCCATTGGGAATCAAGAACCCACACTTTAGTCTGCAATCTCAGCACATTATCTAGCTGCTCCTGCTGCCTCGGCGTGAATGACTGTTTACCTTCGTTAATACCTGCTACCGCGATACTATTTTTAGTAAAAAACGCGTTAATAGGACCTTCAAATATATAAACATACTCACTATTGCGGTCTACTTTGTTAATATTAAACAAAGTTCGGTCGGCATTCGATTTAGAGAGATACTTCGGCATTTTAACATCATAAGATAGGATAGTCCTTGATTGATAGAACTCAATTTCGTTTTTTTCATTGACGAATGGTATAATTAGCCTGTTTTTATGCGTGTTTGCCTTGAGGGACAGGTATAGCGCGTTAGGCCTATTGACGGCTGTATCTAATCTTCTACTCTTCAGCAGCTGCAGGGATACCCTCATTATATCATTGTCTCTGTAGTAGTCTGTCTGTGTAGAATCGAATAAATTAATACTATCTTGAGGCAAAGTACTACTCTTAGGTCTCTCAGGTTGCTGCTCACTGATAAACCCGTCAACTACACTTTTTTCCTTTACATCTTCGTATATTTGAGCCTGAGTCAAACCGGATACTTCACTAATCCACTTATAAGGCTTACTTGACCAACCGCAATTATGACAGAAGATGTTATCATTCTCAGGAATATAGTAACATCTACGCTTTTTACCAAGAGAACCACCTTCACGACATATAGCACACCCAGCTTGATAAGTATTGTTATACTTATTGTACTTTGGGTAGTAGCTAAACTCGTAAAACTTGAGTATTACGTATTCAGTAGGTAGAATCATGCGAATAATGACGATAGCTTCTGCTGCATAAAGAACAAGCTATACCAACTCTCTTTTTTCTTCAAGATATTCTGAAAAGACCGAACTTCGCAGCTCTTAATGAAGTCTTTCCAGCTACCTTTCACTGACTGCTCCATTTGATTATTGTAATACTCAAGCTCTCTTGGTGTATTCTTATATCTAGACAAGCAAAAGATATCACGATTACGGTTAAACACACTTTGCTCCTCTTCGGTAAGAGTAATCTCACCGTTTAAGTACTTATTAATCTTCACTTTCCCGAATTTAGGGATACCAGCAACGTTATCTGACTTATCACCAGTCAAACACTTAGCTGTCATCCACTCTTCTACATTATTATGCTCTGTAGCCTCTTTAAAGTTAGTTAAACTGAACTCTTTCTTTCGAATAGGGTCAAAAAGCGTTACATCCTCATTAACTAACTGAATAAAATCGCGATCTACCGATACAATAACCTTTTTACCTTCAGTTTCTTTGCAAAGATACGCGATTACATCATCTGCTTCGAGTTCTCTCGGAAAAACTGACTTAATTCCCAGCAATCCAAGCATTTCTTTGATAGCTTCATTGTGTTGATGTGGAGTCGAGTCGCTAGAACGATTACCTTTATACTCAGTAAGCATAGATTTGCGAATATTACTCTCATAATCTGGTTTCTCGTCCCACGCTACTAGTATCTTAGTAGGTTTATACATAGCTACATAGCTATTAATAGCGTTTAATGTAAAATAGATATGCAGGTTCTCGATACTATCACTTGATGACTGTTCTTGTTCGCTAATTCTCGTTTTCACAATCCAAAAAGTTCTGTGAACGAGATTATTTCCATCAATGATGAGAGTTTTCATTATATTCGAATTGCGCTTTTACAGTTTTAAAGATATCCCTAGGTAAGTCACCTATATAATCTAGTATACCGTAGTTCATTCCGAATTCAAACTTATCTTTTGGTACTTTTTGATTATTATTTGAGGGTATCGATAAGAACCAGTAACTATTTGCTACCTGCTTTACAAGTAGAAATATTTGACCTGCATAATCCCCAGTTGTTACTGCATACATTCTTCCTTCTAGCTTATTAGGAGCCTTTTTCTTAAAAAGGCTCGTCACTATATCCAGGATTCTCATTATTATACAACTCCATATTGGCTGCTTTAAAAAATAACAGTCTTAAGGCAGCTTCTGACATTTTAGTCTTTGATGACCTTACAATCCTAGGCTCGCCTTGAAGGTCGTAGCCTAGAACTACAAAGCAATCTAAAAACTCACCAACAATACTCTTAAGAGCTTCGTTTAATTCTCTCTCAGTATGCCTTTTCTTTACAGTTGTAAGATGAAGAGCTAGTGCTTCCTTGACTAGCTCTTTAATTCTTAAAGTATCATCAGAACTTAGTGGAGTATCGCCTTTATCAGTTTCCATACTCTTAATTAGTTAGTGTTATTTAAAAATCTTCTCTTTGTTGCACTCCTGCACCTAAAAGTGTTGTCACAACGATTTCAATAGACTCAGTTTTAAGAGAAAAGTTCTTTGGAAAGAGTCTACCACCATCGTTAAATTCAAACAACACTTCTTTGTTTTGAGTTTTATTCTCAAAGCATGTCACGAAGACGGATGACACACCAGGATCGATTAAAATAGTCCATTTACGTGGATCTAAATCTGAATAATTACCAAAAACCTTAAAGGTAGAGAATTTACTATCCTTAAGTCGTTTAATAAAGTAGCTAGGGGTAGATAATTTATTTCTAGAATGACGGTTCATTGGGTTAAAGAGGATATAAGGTAGGATATCTTAGTCGTATCATTACTAGTTACAATAATAATGACACCATACTTAGTATTGATATTTACAGTAATAACATCATTAAGCAAAGTCAATAATCTTACATTATCGAAATTTAAAGACACAGGCTGCAACTTAAAGTCAACAGTACCTAACGACATAGTATAAGAATCTGAATTATGTCGAGCTTTGTCTGTTAATTCAGCGATAAGTTTATCTTCTTCAGTATACAAATATAGTTTATTAGTCTCTGTAGCAAAAGTACTACCCTTAATAATAGAAGCTAACTGCTGCTTAGTCAAACTAAAGGTAATATCGAATGTAAAGTTTTTAATCTTTTCAAGACTAAGAGAAGGCTTTTGCAAGAAGCCATCCTCAAAGAGATGATACTTAAACTTAACACTATTACTAGTATACTCTAAGTTATTGGTATTAATCTTTAGATCAATAACATCGCTATTAATAGTATCTAATACACGTACTAGTTTCTTACAATCAGGTATATTTAAATTAGTACTATAGGTAGACTGACACTTGTAGTCACCATAGCTAATTAAAGTATTATCTGAAGACGAGGTAATAACTGAGATACTATCCTCCTTTACTTCAGCAATAAAGGAGTCATTGATTTTTGAAAAAGAATCTATAAACTTTATAAATTCAGGTCTGCTGAGCTTTAGATTTCTTTGCGGGCTTGTCATTTGCTTGTTTTGATTCAAGTATATCACCAATACGAGTTAAAGCCATCCTAATTGAAATAAGAGTATCAATTAATGTAGGATCGTGTGCAACAGTACCTCGATAATCTTGTTGAGGTGTAGGCTCAGGTTGTAGTTCTGATGGATATGCTACTCCTAGTGGTACCGGCGCTGCCGGAGGTGGATTATACGGTTCAGAAGCTGGAGGTGTATGAGGATAATCGTCTACAGGTACTGGCATTAGTCTTTCAAACTGATGCTTAATACTTTCACTAATAGGTGTAAGCTGATTTGAAGAACTTACAATATCCCTATCCATCTTTACTGCAGCACCATAGGTAACACCCATGAACTGTAACAATGCTTGTTTTTCTTGAGCTGTCATATTATAGATCTTTTAGAAGTTCGTCGATATCGTCTTCAACACTCGTCTCTACTACAGGTTGCGAGACAGGTCGCCTTTCAGCAACAGGGCTACTAACTCGTGTTTGAGGTTGACTTTCAGTTGCAGGAGCAGCGTCAGTACGGACATAGATATGATCGTCAATCATTTGCTTGAGTTCATCATAACTCTTAATGCTATTAACCTTAGTAAGGTCATAGGTCGAATCATAGATAGCTTTTTGTTCATCTTCAGAAAGCTTTAACTTATTAGTAGTAGTAAACCGCGAGGCTACATATGTCGGATAATCACCTTGCTGCTCTACCTTAACTTTGAAGTTAACACCCTCAGAACCTAGATCGAAAATCTTCTCACCATATTCTTCCGAGTCTTCACCCTCAATTGCCTCCATAATAATCTTTTGCAATTGCTTACCATATCGCAAGATCTTAACTTTACCGTTATTATCAGGGTTAGATGGATCGTCAATAACATAGACGTTAACTAACCATTTCTCTGAACGACGAACTGCACTCATACGAGACTTCTCATCTTCAGTACCGGTACGCATTGCACGAAAGCGTTCTTCAGAGATGGGGTCACGTTCATTAAAGGTCGTAGGGCTAAGCGCTTGAACGTACTTACCAGTAGCGAATGAATTCCATCCATGAGTATAATGATGGAAGAAAGTCTTAGACGGGTCCTTACTATAAGGTAGTAGACGAATAGTATAAGTATTGCCTGCAGTAGTTTTAAGAATCTCAGTATAAAGACCACTGCCCTTATCTTCGTCTTTCGAAAGAGCAGCCTTAATTGATTGAAACATATTAGAATTAAACATAGTTATTATTGTATTAGTTTTTGGTTTTAGAAAATCTCTTAACGAGATAAAATGATTATAGAGTTAGTTAGCTAAATTGCAATAGACGGTCTTCAATTATTTTAAAGGCTGATCTAATTACAATTTTTAGTTTAGTTGATCTGATAAAATTGCTTTTTGTTGTATTGTATATATTAAAAAAATCGTCTACAATAAAATTAATTATTTGCGGTTCTGTAGATTGAATGAGACTGTGAATTTCTAGACCTTGTAGTATATAGAAGTTAATTTTATGATCTCTGAGATGCTGTAGTACGATTGGTGTAGTTCCGTTAATGAGGTTCTTGTATTGATGTAGTGTTAGCTTATTTTCTTTGCAGAACTTATAGATAAATGAGCAAGCTTGTTTGCAGTCATCAATAGTACTTTCGTGATCTGGGTCGGATGTCTCTTTTTGCTTTATATAGGTTGAATAACACTTGATTGCGCGCCTAGTAGTATAGAACTGCAAGTTAAAATACTCTTCGTTGTTGTATATCTCATATGGCGCAAGAAAAAAATCACTATACTTAATATTATGGTAGTTCGAAAAGAAACTATCTAACTTTTTTAAGGTTAGTTCCGTTGTAGGATCTATTGAATCAAAGTTTTGTCTGAACTTGCAAGGCTGATTCTTGACCTTGCGTGATGTATATAAAAAGGAATTATAAATTTGTTTTTGACTATCGCTAATCATATTTCTATCCTAGACTGTGTATTGAGATACTTAGTAACATACTTACTAACAGGTATTAGAGGTTCATAACTTATAAACATTTTAACTATTTCGTATGTCGTATCTACACATAATAACTCCTTTAATATATTTCTCAATCGTTCTTCTTGTAAAACGATAACAAAAACGTTTTGCATGCTTAACTTCTTACCCTTCAGTAAACTACACAGAGTACAAAACGAGAGCAGTAAATGTTCCGTCTCGTGCTTCATTATATTAGAGGAAGGTGTCTCTATATCAGTGTTTAGCTGCATGGTGTAAGTAATTTTGTAAAGTTTAGAAAGGTCTCTGTTATATACCCAGCTGCAGCATACTCTTGACCTCCACCACCGCATAACTTATCAGCTATTACATCTAACTTAGCAGTGCAATCTTTAGATCGTCTAAAGAAGACTTGTTTTGTATCTATGTTAATTAAAATAACGATATCAGAATTATATTTTTTAAGTAAAACTTGCGCCATTTCATTGACAGCAAAAGAGCAGCAACAACTAATAACTGAATAGTCTTTAATCATTCCTCTAAAGCACTCAGTTGTATCTATTTGCTCCTTGAGATACCTTATAAAGTATTTTATTGCGTTTTGTTCCTGTATGTTAAACTCTCTTAGACCGTCTTGAAAGTTTTCTATAAACTTTTCTACACGTGGATAGTTATATGAGTTAAAAACTGAGTTTAATTTTATAGGTGTCGGAGTTCTTAGATCATATATATCATAGCTATTAATAGCGTCTATTAGCTCCTTAAGTTGAGGTGTAAAAGCTGGAATTTCACTAATTTTAAATTTATTATAAATTAAATCCGAGGTAGAGGAATGAAGTTGTATGATTGTTTTAGCTTTTTTGAATCGATCCTTACCCTCTTCAACGA